CATTGATCTTTGCAACGTCACGCATAGTAAATCTCTTGTTTTTCAACAATTTGATTTGAACGTCTTTTGGTTGCGAAGGATAAGCTGGAACAATGATTTCTGCTAATTCTAAAGTGTCAGGCTTTGTTGGTGGTGACAATGGAAGCTGATTTCCAGAACTTGCTGGAACACCATCATTGATACCAAATACACCGCGATTATTGATATAGACTTTTGAAACTCTACCTTTGTAGAAAATTAAGTCAGCACCAAAGTCAGAACCAGATTGTGGAACACGAAGACCAAATGTTGGAATTTGATATGTTGCATCATCAATAGGATTCAATGAAGTGTTTGCAGTCTTGATTGGTCTAAAGTCGATACAATCTCTAAGATTATAAATCGTTTTTGTTGATGGGCTTTCAAAAGATGGAATATTTGCTGTAGAAATTGTAGTGTTTGATGTAGTAACATCATTTACTGGATAAGAATCTACAGAGCAATAACCAACACCTTGTGATGTATCATGAACGAAGTTATTGAAAACAGCAAGCAATCTTCCAGTAGGAACATAACCAGTGATTGGTTTGATTGTTCCATGCTCATATGCATAATCTCTTTGACCATTATCTAGAGTGTAATATGCTGTTACATTTGTGTTGCTTGTTGTTGCAGGAATTGAGAATGAAGATGATTGATAGACGCCTTGAAGACTATAAATGTCGCCGTATCCTAAGCCAAACGGTCCAGACAATCCATTTATATGCGTGTTTGGATTAATGTTCGCTTGTGTTTGATAGCTAAGAGTTTTAATTTTTTCTCTTGCAGTACCGCGATCCATCGAAACAATAACGTCAGCTGTGAACGTAGCTGGTTCTTTTATATCAATTACTGCCGTTCCTGGTGATGTAACAGAAACAGTTCTTGCTGCTCCAGATCCACCATTTGTCGAAAGAGACAATACGCTTCCAGTTGGAAGAACTTTTGTAATTGCATTTGCAGACGCACCAGTAGGATGAACTGCAGTCAATGTCAAATATGTGGAGTTTGCAATAGATGCAATCGCTCTTGTTAGACCATTGATTTTAATAAAGTCGCCGACACTAAACTGTGTAGTGAATGCTGTACTTGATCCAGAAACAATGTTTGATCCAGCACTAATTGTTGCAGTTCCGCTTAATGAAGTTGTCTCTACGTTAGCGCCAGCATTGTTAATGACTACCATATAGTAATCATTCTTTTGTGCGCTATTTAAAGTTCCAGTTCCAACGAATGATTCAGTAACAACGTCTGTCGCAATTGTAGCAAGACCAGAACTAAACGAAACGGAAAACTTCTTCTTAAATCTAAATGATGTTTCAACGTTTTGTGAAGTATCGCGAAGTGTTTTAATTGAAGAATATGGAAGTTTAAAGATCATCGAATTGAACGATGTTTCTTGTAAATTCGCTTGTCCGTTTGTTAAAATAACGTCCGCATATCTCTTTGGAGTTGCAACGTCATAAATCGAACGAACGTCTGCAAAAGACTTTCCATTCAACATTACGATTTCGTATAGGTACAAATAATAAACTGCATCAGCAGAACCTTTTGTTCCACTTACATATTCAATTGATCTTACTCTTGCTTCACCAATCTTTGTACCCGTTACGGTTGCTGTAGCGCAAACTAAGTTTGTAACAACCTGTTGTGCTGTGTCATAAAGATCAACTTTAGTTGTCTCCATAACATCCCACGCACCAACCATTTCTTTTACTTCAACATATTGTCCATAGTTAACTTGCGTCTTTGTCTGTTGCACATATTGTGTATCAAGACCTTTTAGCAAATCAACTGGTGTCTTTGTAATGATTTGATTACGATATCCAGAAACATATGAAACAAAAGGATCTACTTCAACTAGCAATAGACTATTGTTTCCGCCTTCTGATGATGAATATCTTCCACCATTACTTGATTGTGATAGATGCTCGCGAACTGTAACGATTGGATCTGAGACTGTATAGTTTCCAGATTCTTCGTTTGTTCTTTTTGCTAGAACTTCTTCTAATTTATTTTCAACAGTTATTTCTTTTCTCTTTCTCGCAATGCCAGCATCAATTTCTGTCATTGTCATGAATTCATTTTCATCTGTTGTCGTATTCAATGCAACTTTAGTAAGAACTGTTTCAATCTTAAATCTATCTGCACCTGGCGCAAGATAGTTTGGAGTTCCTTGTGCATTGTCTACTAGACTTGAATCGCCAATGTAATCAACAAATGTTTTATATGGTACTAATCCAACTTTATAAGATGGAGTATTAGTATACTTGTCAAGAATTAAAGTCTGACCAGTATGCTTAACGAAATGATCTGCCATCCAAACAATACCATTCGCTACGCTAATCTTTGAACCGTAGAGATAAACTCTTTCAGTAGCTAATCCTTCGTCAACAACGTTTCTTGTTGCATTTAATGTTGCAGCACTTGCATATGCTCTACCAGTTGTAGCAGAGGTGAAGATTGTTTCAGAGTTTCCAAAAGTTGTATTTGCTCTATAATCATTGACTGCAGTAACGTTTAAGTATATAACTCCACCACCAGTTGCATTTGTGCTTGCAGTAGTTGCGGTTAATGTGCCGCTAGAGTTTGAAACGAAGATTTTATTGACACCGCTAATTGGATCGGTATAAAACGATTCAATAGTTGCTGTGTTACCAGTAGAAAATGTAATCGTATTTCCTGGCGACAATGATGTTGATGCAGCATTGACAGTTAGAACTTGTGTTCCAGATGTAGCATAGCTAATGAATAATGTCTTTGGATCAGTTCCTTCAATGTCTGATACTAATCCACAATATGCTTTAATACCACTAGTCGCACCATAGATGATGCTTCCATTGAAATTTTGTACATTTACAGTTCCACTATTATATGTGGATTGCAATTTAACAAAACTCATCGCTAAGTCTAAGTTTTGTTCGCATCCATCAATTAAAGCGCCCTGCTTGAAGAAGTATTCAGCGAAACGCTTTGTTTGAACTTGCTGAAGAGTCTGTGCTTGCGTGAGTTCTCTAGCCTGAACTGCACGTCCAGGTCTATAGAGAACTCTTACAAACTTCTTATCTTCATCATAATCATCAAAATATGGACTGGTATTAAAGTCAATACCACCAGGATTTGTATTAGCCATTTAATCTTCTAAAATTAGAACTGGATGATCAACTTAATGTCTTCGATTTGATCCGATGCTCTCGAAATAGGTACTCTATTTTCAACATAAAGAATGTCACCAGTGTAAGGCTGAAGTCCTGGAGTAGCGATTGCAGCAATTGTACCAGTTGCACCACCAGCACCAGTAACGGTTGCTCCGTTAGCAAACGCTAGATTGCCTGGTAGAGTTGTGTACAAGTATGGTGAAGTAAATTCTACTAGAGATGCTGTGTTCGATCCACTTGTGACTGTTTCATCTGAGTTGAATGTTCCAGAAACACCAGATAGCTGATATCTAAATGTCTGTCTATACGAAGATGCAACAGCACGGGAAGATGTTCCATATGCAAATGGATCGCGAACAATACCAACCTGTCTAAATTCGTTAGCAGTTGTAATTGTATTCGATTCAGTTCCATCTAAACGAACGTTTAGCATTACATATTTTCCACCCAACTCTTCGACTGCATTCGCACCGTGTCCGCCTTTTGGCGAAATGACTGCCGTAGCAGTAGCAGCACCAGATCCAAACGCAACGCTTGCTCTTGTATATCCAGTTCCTGGGTTTGTAATTGTTACTGCAGTAACAATACCACCAGCAATTGTTGAGTTAGCAGTAGCACCAGTTCCGTCACCTGTGATTGTTACTGAAGGTGCAGATCCGTATCCAGATCCACCAGCAGTTACTCTAACAACGTGAATACCACCATCTACTGCTGCAGCTTGAACCGCCCACTGTGATTCTCCGCCATCGGCAGTTAATGTCTGAACAGGAATATATGATGTTGTCAAAAATTTAATTGCTTTAGCTGTTGTTACGGTGTACATGTATTTCCAAATGTATCCGTCAGCAGTAGTAAATGGTGATGTACTTGTTCCAGTTGGCTTTGTTGTGGATGCCGCACCATTAACGTTCCAGAGACACTTATAAACGTTATACTCATCGGTAACAACGTAGAAATTATCCGATTCAATTAGATTTGTATCTTGATCATCATAATAAATGTAAACTGTACCAGAAGTCCAGTCATATCTTGGAATTGCATGGGTAACGTCAGAACTTGTGATTCTCTTAACGCCAAACATGTCTCTCCATGGAGTATACTCTACGTTTGCGGTAGAGTTTACTGGAGTCGGTGGTGAGTTATCATTTGGAAATGCTGAATTTCTTCCGACGAACATATACATGATTGTATTCGACGTTTCGGAAAATGCTTCAACAAACTGTTCTGCATTATGAACTCTAAATTTGCTAGTTACGATTGATGGCATTTAAGTGTCTCCTGTTGGATAATTTTATTTATTTATAAAAAATGTTCTACAATCTCAATGCTTGAGAATCAAAATTGTGTGATTATTGAATATCATTATTTAGATTGAAATTTTATATGCGTTTACGCCACTAAACGAATTCGTCGGGAATCTATCAATAAACATCAATGTTGTATTTGCTACTGATGAGACTTTGAAGTATTCGTTGTTTGCTAAGAACACACTACCAGAACTAAAATCGCTCACAAAGTTAGTTCCAGAGCCAATTACTCCAGATTGTGAGTCACTAAACATTACGCTTGCGAGATTTGCAATTGGTGTGCTTGCAAACGAACTGATCGGAAAGTCGCCATAAGTTATATTTGCTGAAGATACTGTTCCAGCAATTTTAATATATTTATTTATTTCACTTTCAACTAAAATTTCAGTTAAAGGTTGTGTGCTAGGATCTAAGAATGTATAACTTGAATAATCAGAAATCAATTGATCAGCTATATATCCAACTGTAACATCTTTGTATTTTGCAGTTCCATACACACCAATCGATTGTTTCGGAACAATAATAGAAGTCGAACTAGTAGAATTAGACTGAAGATTATTATTGCTTTGATAAGAAACAGTTAAATTGCTTCTACTATACGATGATTGATTATCAGCATTAGAAGATAGAATCTTAGTATATTGGACGCTATTGTATGAAGAACTATTATCAAATGATGACGATAGTTTGATTATCAAACTCGTTTGATTTGATGTAGAAATATCTAAAGGAGCATTTGTTGAAACAACAGTCATTGCACTCTGTTGCGCTACCAATGATGTATTAACAACATTAGGTAGTGTCTTTATATACTGACTACTAATATAAGAGAATTGTGTAGCAACATTAGACTGAGGGACATATACAGTTAGTTTGGAATCAGTTGATGTTGTACCTTCAACAAGCAATGATCCAGTAGTGCTGAAAGACTTATTGATAATAGAAGATACTTGATTTGCAGAAACGCTAATCAATCTAGAGCCAGTCAATACTCCATAGTTGGAAGATGTTGCAAAATCATTTCTTGAATATACATCAGAGAATCTTGTTCCTGAGAATTCAGATATTGTATTGCTTGAATAGAATGATATTGGTCTATCACCAATGTATACTTCACCGTATGCTCCAGTAGTATGCTCAATGATAACTTTAGTGATTTCACGAATATACGCTTCTGGATCTGGTTGTAAAGTAGTTACTCCAATACTTGTCGTAATAACAGATAGCTGTGTTTGATTTGTTATTGTTGTAGAAGTATTACTAGGAAGAATTCTAACATATTTTGTGTTTGTACTAGCGATTAAATCTTTAGGTGGTGTTTGAATTATAATCTTATATGATGTTGGCTTTGCAGCATCAGTTACACCAACCGAAAGAGCATAAAGAATTTGAGCAACGACTTTATTAATTCCAGCACTACCATTTTCACCAACACCATTAGCGCCGCCAGATAGAATGAATGCTTCGACGTTAATATTATTGAGAATTTGAATCTCACCAAATGGCTGCAATCCTGCTGGGTGAATAATCTTCTTTAGAGTAGACGAATATTCAGCAAATGTTAATCCGCTCTTTATGACATAAGAATAATCTTGATAGTAATAAGAATCTTGAATGATTTTGTAATCAATCTTTCCATCATCATTTAACCAGACACCATCTTTGATACCTAGACCAGAAATGATTGGAATTAGATTTGCATTACCGTCACCAACAGAAGAGACAGATGCATTTGCACTTGTGTAGTTTACACCAAAATTTGTCACTTCGACAGCACGAATAGAACCGATACCAGTTCTATTGTTTGCAGAGTCTACCGAAACATTTGCGCTTGTGCCTTGAATTCCAGTAACGACTAGATTTGCACTTGAACCAGTTGTCGTAGAAATTGAAATCGACGGCAAATTCGCAGACGTATATCCAGATCCAAAATTTGTTAGTTCTAATCTCTTAATTGGTCCCTTAACTTTCCAGTCTTCATTTTTAATAATATCGTAATAGCTTCCATCAGCTTTCATCTGAGAGCCGTCTTCAAATAGAAGATCGAATGTCGTGCTTTCAACAACAGAAGCAATAATACCAGCAGCACTTGTGCCAGAGCCACCAGTAAATATTAGAGTATTACCAACGCCGTAATTTGTACCTGCATTTGAAATTGTAATTAATTTGTCTGTTAAAAGACCAGCAGAAGAAACTACAGAATCTTGTAACGTGATTGTAGGCTTTTTATAATACCCAGATCCGCGATTGATAATTGAGACTCTTGAGATTTCACCAAGAGTATATGTGTTTGCTCCAATCGTAGCTGTGTATGTATTAGCTAATCCTGTGACGCGAACAATTAATCCAGTTCCACCAGAATCGGTGTTATTAATCGAAGCTGTAGTGTTTAATCTATAGCCATGTCCAATTGTGTTTACTCTTAACGCACTAATTGGAGATTGTTGAATCGAAGAAACTTTTGCTACAGCAGCATATCCGTCACCAGTAATTGTTACTGGACTATTTACTTGATATCCTGAACCACCGTCAACAATTGTAAACCCAGAAACAATTCCATAAAGTGTTGCAAACAGATTATCATCATCTGTTGCTACAATTCTTTCACCAGCATTAAATGTTCCGCTAACCAACTTGAGAGTCATTTCAGCGACTTCAATTGATCCTACGAAAAACTTTTTAATGTCTACAACGTTTGCAAGTGAACCAGAAGTTTGACCAACAACTGTTTTATTAATGAATAAGAAAATATCTCTATTGTATGCAACGTTCGATAAGTCATATCCAAACGCTGTTGGCGTTGTTCGTATAACTTCTGTCTTTTCAAAGTTACCAGCAGAAACACGAAGAATGTCTGTACCTGGATAATAAAATTCAATCTCTTGATCATATAAAAGTCTAAACAAGAATCTATAAGATTGTTCAGTACCTTTAGATTGAAAGAAATCTTTAAATTGTTTTGCGATTAATCGCTTGTTACCATAATACGAAGCAGGTAAACTTGGATACAATTCATCTTTCAAATAAGAAATATACTTATCGATTGATGTATCAATTTGTTTATAGTTTAAAACATTACCGGACGCTCTTACTACGTTATCTTTAATTCCGTATACGAAAGATGTTGCGTTAGATGTTTGACCAGTAATTGTTTCGTATTGGTCAAAGACTTTTCTTTCGCTTGTAACTCTTACAATTAAAGTTGTCGATGTTACTTGAATTACTTTTCCAGTAGCGCCACTTTCGCTACCAAGAATAGTTTCACCAACTTGAAATGTTCCAACTGTAGTGTTTAATGTGATTGTTGTAGTTTGCAACCACTCATAATATGCTTCTAAAAAGAGTTGGAATCTTTCCGCATCAATAGAACTATTTTCGTTTACAAGCGTGTTAACGCTTAACGAAGGTTTAAAAAATACATCGTTCATTTTTATCTATTGACTAAACTTATGGTTTTATCGTCAATCATAGATACCGAAATATCTTCATCTCTAATTGCTACAATTTGATTTCTTAGCGGAAGAACATCTTTATCAGCAGGAACTGCAGTCAATTTTAATGTCGTTCCGCCATCTGTAAACGAAGTCGGTGCAAAGTTGCTTAACACAATTTTTCCAGTAACGTAATTGATTGTACCAGCATTGTTTTGTACACCTACATTATCTACACCAGAAACACGATAGATTCGAATCAATCCAGCATTGTCTTCAAGATAACAATTTGAATACCCACCGTAAGAGAATTCATTTGATGTTAACTTATTACCAGCACCGTACGGATGTGTTGCAGTTCTCAATTCTGTAGTATTGTCTAACGAATTAGAAAAACTAATTTCATATCTAGCACCAACGTTTAACTGAACATTCAATTCTTTTCTAATGCTCATTGTCGTAATGTTACTCAAAATTGATCTTTCGCATGTGTCAATCAATCTTGATAATTTTGAATATCTAAAATACTTTGAGAATTGATTAATGTCGCTTGTGTTATAATTTTTAATTGTTGTCGTTACAATTGTTTTGATGTCATCAGCAGTTAAAGAAGTGGAGTCAGAGTCATACTTTACGGTAGTGCTTAGAATCACATAGATATATTCTGGATCTACAATTTCTGTAGATACTGTAAGAATCTTCTTTGGACCAATAATTGAATCGATTAGATTTAATTTTTCTGTTGCAGTTAAAACGCTTCCTATAACTGGCTTCACAGCAATAAACACTTTCCCATAGTATGGCGGATCATTATCTTCTCCACCCCATACAACGACAGAATCGACAGAACTTTGCTTTAATAGTAATGATCTATAATCGTCTGCTGTAATTGCTCTATTTTGTGCTTCGTATGCTTTTGGTGCATTGAACTTAATGCTATTTGTCGATTCTCTTGTGTTACCACCAGCTGCTGGACTTGATGCTGTAAATGCAATTCTTGTAACCCAAGAAATTGAACCAGAGTATGAAAGAGTCTGAATATCATTTGCTGCAGTTCCATTTGTAATTAGATACTCAAACACTACAATGTTTCCATTATCTAATGCAACACCAAATGTACCGTCACCAAATCGAACTTCAAATTGACCATCCTCAACTTCTTCTAAAAAGTAAACTCTAGATGTTGAAGTCACTTCAACTAAATTTTCTGGTCTTATAAATGTTCTTGATGTACTATCTGTCGAAGAGTTTAAAACTCTTACAGACAACGTTGTTGTGTCTACGTTGTAGTTCGGTATTAAAAATCTCTGTTGTGTATCAGAAGTATTGACAGTATATCGTCTTGTCAATAAACTACCTTCGACAAGATTAATTGTTCCAGTATATCCGTCTGCTGAATAAACGATTGAAGACTCTGTATTTAAGAATGTGTATGTCTTTCCATCAATTGAACCAGAGAATGTAGTGTAAGTTGGAATCGTCACACTTACTGGACTTCCTGTTACGCTTAATGTTACAGTTCCAGAAATTGTTGCAGCACTTGTTGATCTAGGAGTATAGTTTAAAGACTTAGCTAGATTGACAACTGAGTTTCTTTTTTGTGCTGTCGAAAGAAATGCTTCCGACGAAACCATGTTCAAATAGAAAGAATTGTAATATGTGTTGTATGCTAGTAAGTCTAGCAGAACACTCATTCCAGAACCGTCAAAATTATAATCTCTAAATTCGTCTTGGTTTCTTAGATAATTAATGAAATTACTTTTGATTCCATTAAAATCTAATTCATCTACTTTTAGATTATTATCTGAAGCCATTTTACGCTGACCTTGAAATTGTTGTTTCTAAAGTTGAAGTCGAGCCAACATTATTGATAGTATAACTCATATTCAATGTGATGCCATGATCTTCAATTTTAACATCAACGTTTTTCAAAGTAACTCTAGGCTCAAATCTTTTAATCGTGCTCGATATACTCTCTTTTATATTATGTACTGTAAATGCTGAGTTTGGTTCAAATAAAAAATTAAAAATCGTGCTTCCGTATTCTGGATAAAACGGTCGGCTACCTTTTTTTGTTAATAATAGATTTAACAATGATCTACGAATCGCTGCCTCATTTATGATTGGACGAACGTCTCCACTCACAGGGTGAGGAATAAAATCTAACGGTAAATCTTTAAAAAAAGTTATAGTAGCCATATAACATATTTATGCTACTTTTTCCACAACCTTTGCTTCTTGAATCTCTTTTCTACGCTCTTTTGCTAATTTTGAGAATTCAGCTAATGCTTTTCTTGCTCTTGTACCAGCAGCTTTGTTTCCTTTCTCTTCAAACTTTTGATTTTCTGATACATAAGTTTCGAAGATGCTTAATAGATTATCGTGATTCGTCATGTGGTAATATTCCTATATTTAATTTGACAAAGTGCTTGACAAGTGCTAATATCAGTGTGTTGACCGTCAAGAGGGTAAAGGTAATGTCTTAGCTAATTCAATTCCTGAGTCGATAGAAGTTGGTGTAACTGATTTACTAGAGTCGCTAATAGTTACTGTTTTCCCAGTTATTGTAATGGAGTTTCCAGAAATTGTCAAGTTCGAATTCGCAGTTATATTTAGATTACCATTATTGAGAATTTCAATCTTAGTTCCGTTGACATTTAAAACTACTGAATCTTTTTCTGTTACTGTTTCAAAGTTTCTAGTCAGATCTGGAGTGACTCCAAAATACTCTGATGCAGCTTGCGGTATACCTGGAATGTATCCAAGAATCGCTGGCTCTTGTGCTGCTAATGCATCAAGAAAAAATCCAAACACCCATTCTCCAACTCTTGGTGTACCATATAGATTTGGGGTGTTTAATGGATGAATTGCAAGTGCCCATGGCAAGTCTTCTGTTGGAACAGCATTCTCTTTAATTGCTGGATGATATCCAAAACATCTAACTTTGCATCGACCAAGAGTCAAAGGATCATCAATATCTTCAACTACTCCGATCCACCAAATGAATCCGTCATGCCCAAGAAAATTTCTCATTAATGACCCATATGTTTGAAGTATTGAATTTCACGTTCTTGTTGTGCAACCCATTCATCAGAAGGCTTTCCTTCACCTTTATAATATCTTAAAGGTCTTCCAGTTTTCTTAGAAACTAAAGCCCATCTACCATCCACTTGTTGTAGTGTTTCAAATAGTTCTGGTCCGTAGACTTGCTCTTCCCATTCTTCATTTGAAAGAGTAGTTCCTTTAATCATGTCTTTGTAGCGTTTCATAACTTATCCAATTCTGATGTATCAACAGCTCCTTCTGGAGTGTTGTCTTTGATCCATGTAAGAAGCTGCTTTTTGATTTCAATTTCTTTCTTTGCTGGCTTGCCTGGATCTTTTAAAGTCAAGTATTTAAAATCTTTGACAACAATATTTCCATGCACATCTTTGTATGGCTTATTAGTCTTAGGATCAATAACGACAATTGTATTTTCAGGATTATTTAGAATGACATAAACACCACCTTGAACTTCTTTAGGCATCGAATGCGTGACTAAACCATAGACTGTTTGTGCAGCACCTTTGTGTGTTGCAAGAAGAACATCATCTGGAACTACTCTTGCTCTTGATTTGTTGTTCTTGATTGCAATCTGATAGTTTGTCAAAACCCAAGTAACATGAATGTCTTTTTCTTGGTACCCAGCAGCAAATAGTTTTGGTAGAACATCAGTCATATCTGTAACATCTTTGAAAGTGCTATCAAAGATAATATTTGGAAGTGTTCCTTTTTCCGCACCATCTAGCATCAAGTCTAAAGTTTTATCTTTAACACCAGTTGCACGAACTAACACATGAAGAATATACACATGAGTTGGTGTCTTTAAATTAAGATCCGACATACCGAGACCTTTCTCGGTCAATTCTCTATCAATAATTGCTCTATCTTTATCTGAGATTTTATCGCCATATTTCGCTAACAAATCTTTAGTTGTAAACTTTTGAAGAGAATCGAGTTTTTGAAATGCGAGTTTCATTTCATCAACATCGCGAACTTTGAAATCACTTCCTGGCATAAAGTTCTTAATTGCGAATCCTTTACCAGATCCAGCACCTCCAGCAAGAAACACTATTTGACCATATTTCTTTCCGTTGTTATAAAGAATCTGTTTCTCGCAAAGTTCATTTGCATGAAAGTCTTTCATTAAAACAAATTCTGAAAAAGATAATTTTACTGAATTCATGATGGTATCCTATTGTTTCTCCAGTTGTCTACTATGGATGTGTTATCTAAATCTGCCTTCTTTTTAACATCGCCAATACTTGTTCTAATTGTTGCAATATCTAGCGAAAAATCAATTTCAGCTCCAGCTACGGTCTTATTGTGATCTATTGGTGATGATGCTCTACTTAATGTCAAACCTTTAACATATTCTCCTGGGCGAATTCTATGATCAACTGTAGTGACCAAATACTTTCCAGACTCTAATCGATTTGGAATTAAATTTGAATTCGTAGGATTAGATAATCTTTCAGACTGACTTGGAGAATATAGATTGACAATATTTCCTATACCGATATTGTTAGTCCCGCCTTGTATTTCTACGTCAATCTTAAATAAAGTTTTTGAAATTTGACCAACAATGTTGTCAGGTAACCAACTGCTTCTACTTGCGGTGTCATTGATAGATGAAGCAATTAATTTTCTTCCGGGGATTTCATTCTTAGCGTCATTATATACATTAAAAATATTATAATCATCAATCAATTTATAAGGATTGAAATCGTTAGTTACTGTGTCTTCTGTTGCATATCCAAACTTCTTTGTCGAATGAGTTCTTGAGATTGGATCTATAGTTGTCATTGTCGTATTATAGAATCCAAGAAGCATTGCTTGAACATGATTAAAATTAGAATCTCTTTGTAACATAGGAGTTCTAATGATTGCTCCAGATTCAAGCCATAAATCTAATTTTTGATTAAAGTAAATTGTTTCTATTTTGCTCTTATTTGCTTCGTATATTAAAGACTCTATGCTTCCGAAGTAATGTGAAGCTGTGAATGGTTTGTTATCTGGATATGTTCCTGTGACTGGAACTAGTCTTTCAAAGAAAACAAAAAACTTGTCTTTTTTACATGCACGATTGCAAAGAAACTCCATTGCTTTGTGTGGCATCAATCCAGTTGAAATGAATGGCTTAGTTAGAGTTAGATTTGGATCATCTATAACTAAATCATTTACTGACATCTCTGAGTAAATTAACTTAGCAGCTTCTTTATATGAAATATTCTTATAACTTTTAAATAGAGATTTCTTTAAAGAGTTTACATGTGATCTGGAAACAAATTGCAAATCAAATGTAGAACCTAGTGTTACTGGATCAACTGCGGATTCACTAATTCTATGTACGATTAAATCTTCTCTCCAAATAATAATATCATTTGTTTGTGGTTTTGTAATCTTAATATTGATCTGTTCGCCGCCTTTGATTCGAAACGTTTCTAAAAATCCAACAGAATCAATGATAGTAATTGTTCCAGAAATACATGATGCAAAAATATCTTCATGAATCGAAATGTTTGAGTATTGACCAGCAAGTGTGATTCTTTCTCCACTTCGAACTACAATACTTACGTCTGCAACGTTTACAGTACCACCAGCAATAGTTGCAGTGGTATTTCTAATATCTGTTAAACGATATTCACCTTCCTGATCAATGTCAGTATAAGCATTAAATAGTTCTTGATTAGTTGTCATAGAACTGGCTTAGATATGATTGATTTTAAACTCATGTCTACCGCATTAATCATGTCGCGTTTGACTAGTTTTATTTTAGATTTATTGATGTTTCTACGAAATTCATATTCGTATTGAGTCTCCGACTTTCTTTGACTAGTTGGTAAACTTTGCCAAGTTGTTTGATCGATTATATCGTTATTTAAATTATAATAATATTGAACTGTACTGATAGCTGTTGCTACACTTCCATATTTTTCTTCAATATAAGAATTCAATGTCTGAGTGTTTTTGGGCCAATCGTCGTAGATATTGTAAATTTCATTGACTAGTAAAACGATCCAGTCATACATTGGAGTTCCGTATGCTTTAAACGAAACATAATCTGGACGTTCGCCATCTTTTACAACGTAAGGATTAAAAGAGATTCCACGATATGTCTTAAAGAAATCTTTTATTTTTATTGAAGTTGTAATGTCGATTGCTTTGATGTAATCAACATTGTCAACTTTATAAGCAACTTTTGGATAGAATTGAAATATGCTCATAGTTTATAAGATTGTATTTCGACTATCTACAGCTATTGAAGTTGTAGTAAGGAGTCTGGTTTCTTTTAATCCAATATTTAAACTAACATCTGTTGGAAAATATTCGTTCGTGTTTGAGTCGAAGAATGTCATCTTATTTCCAGATCCATAGTCTACAGAAACAGATTCTATAACACATAATCCAGATTCAAATAGAGTAACTAATTCTGATTGATAACTATACAACATCAATTGAAATCTACACATATCTGGATAATCAAATAATTTGCTTTGTCCACTTCCAGCGATTAATGCGTCAAATTCAGCTCCAGAGTATGTTGTATCAGCAACTGCTCCTGCACCCGATTCATAATCGCTTCCACTTAATCCCAATCCACTATTTGATAATGCCAATGATTGGTCATAACTATTTCCATCTTGTGCTAGTGATGGATCATCAGAATCTATAGCAGGACCTGTCCGAGGAGAAGATGCTAATCTAAATGTTTGTATAATATCTCGCATTGCTTGCGCTTCTACTAAACTAGTAGGTTTCATTGAAAATGGCAATGTAAATTGTCTAAACGTTGGTCCAGAATAAATCAACTGCTGAAAGTTGTTGAATACTTTTCTTTGCAAGTATTCAAAGTTTGCTTTTCCAGATTGTCCAGCAGAAGCAAACGCACCAGCAGCAGAACCAACAGAGTTCATTATTTGTTTTTGTAATGCCTCATAGAATCCACCACCCATTCTTTTAATAACTCCAAGAGCTGTATCATCTGTTGCTCCTGCTCCAGGACTTCCAAAAATGTTTGCTGTCGCGTTCCATGGATTGGATAATCCAGATTGAAACGTGCCCCCCATTTTAATATAAATAATTGGAGCATTGATAAGATCATCGCCCAATGTATCTGCAAATTGAAATCTAACAACAGGAATTACAAACTCTGAGCCAGCGTAATCTGTTCCAAAATTCAATTGGCTAGCTGATGGATAACTCCATCCTCCGCCATTAACAGTTACTGTATCTAGTTGTGTAGCCATTTTTTTCCTATCTAAATTATATTCTATTTATGTCATACAAAGGTAAATTTAAACCACAAAACTATCAAAAGTATAAAGGTGATCCGACTAAGATTATTTATCGAAGCCTTTTAGAGCGTAGATTCATGGTATATTGTGACACTAATGCTTCAATACTTGAATGGTCTTCAGAAGAAGTTGTCGTTCCTTATGTTTCTCCAGTTGACAATAGATATCATAGATACTTTGTTGATTTTTGGATGAGATATAGAGATAGAGATGGGAATCTAAAATCTGTTCTTATTGAAATAAAACCAGCGATTCAAACACAACCACCAAAAAGAAAAGACACTCCTACTGGTAGACCCACTAGAAGATTTCTAAATGAAGTAAAGACTTGGGGTGTGAATCAAGCAAAATGGGAAGCTGCAACCGAATACGCTAAAGATAGAAATTGGGAATTTAGAATAATTACCGATAAAGATTTAAGATAAATAGAATATATGGATATATTCGACAAAATTATACAGCAAGGGTTAGCTAAGGGAATCGTGCCTGCAAAAAGCAAGGCTGCGAGAACTTGGTATAGAAACTCTGTTAAAAATTTAGCGTCAAATATTCCGGCTTCGCAAATGGAGAGATTGACAAATCCAACAAGAAAAGTTGGAACAATGGAAATTGGTTATATGTACGCTTTTGCTTATGATCCAAAGATGAAAAAAGAATTGCCGTACTATGACACATTTCCATTAATCTTTCCTGTGAAGTTTGAGTCAGATGGATTCTTGGGTATTAACTTTCACTATTTGCCCCTAATGCTTAGGGCTAAATTGATGGATGCTTTGTATTCTACTTTGACAAATAAGAATTATGATGCTACGACAAGAGTTAAGATTTCGTATTCAATTTTACAATCAGCTTCGAAGTATAGATATTATAAGCCTACACTTAAAAAGTATTTGAGAACTCATGTCAGATCACAGTTTTTAGAGATAAACGTAAACGAATGGGATATTGCATTGTTTCTTCCAACAGAATCATTTAGAAAAGCTGACACAAGAAGAGTGCATGAAGATTCTATTAGAAAAATATCGAGAGCATAAATGGCAACTACAATAAATGGATTCTTTAATATATCCGCATTTAAGAATGCAGTAGGAGCATCAGTTCGTCCAAACTATTTTATTGCTGAATTGGGTGGATACGAACTAAAGTCATTTGCTTTAGGCGCATATAAAATTAATGAAACATTTAGTTTTAGATGTGAAAAAGCAGAATTTCCTGGAAAAACACTTTCAACAAATGATGACGTTGGTGGTGGAGGAACAACATTAAAACTTCCATATGATGTAACGTATGGTGACATTCAATTGAGTATCATATGCTCTGAAGATAAAAAAGAAAGAATGTTCTTTGACAATTGGATTGATAACATAATTAATCCAGCAGGATATGATGTTGCATTAAAAGATTCTGCTGGAAGATTCACTTCAGTTACATCAATCAATCCAGGACTTGTTCAATATTATGAAGACTATGCAAAAGGAGTAACACTTTCAGTTAAACAATTAAATGCAAAAGCTGAAGTAGTTATGAACTTTGTAATGCATGACATTTATCCAATTGCAATTTCTCCTATGAATGCTTCTTGGGATGAAACTAATTCTTATCAACGTTTCTCTGTTACACTCAACTATCGCTATTATACACTACCTTTAGTGCTTTAAATTATTTCTTTTTTGGAGATTATTATGCCTTTACCGAAAATTAATTCGCCTATCTTTGAATTGACTTTGCCGTCAACAAAACAAACCGTCAAGTATAGACCTTTTCTAGTAAAAGAACAAAAGATTCTTTTGATGGCTATGGAATCAAACGATCAAAATGCAAGTTTAGTTGCAATCAAACAAATCATCAACAATTGTTCGATCGATAAAGTTGATGTAGAGAAGATGCCAACATTTGATTTGGAATATTTCTTCATCAATCTACGAGCAAAGTCTATTGGCGAAAGTGTAGAATTGCGTATGCGTCATCGTACTGGATACAATGATGAAGGTGCAGAATGTGATCACACTACACTTGTAAATATCAATCTAACGGAGATTGAAGTGGATCAAGAAATTGGTCACACAGACAATATTGTCATTGACGAAGAGAATCAAGTTGGAATCAAAATGAAATATCCAACACTTGATGCTGCAAGTCTAAAGCATCTAAGCAAAAAATCAAAGAATCAAATGGATGCCGCAATGGAGTCTATTGTAAATTGTATTGAATACATTTATGATAAAGAAGAAATTTACAAGACTGAAGACATTACAAGAAATGAATTGATTGAGTTCATTGACAATCTTTCACAAGAACAGTTCATGAAAATCAATAACTTCTTCACTTCAATGCCTAAAGTCAAAAAAGAAATTGAATGGAAATGTGGTGGTTGCGGTTCACACGATAAAGTCACACTAGAAGGAATGTCAAATTTTTTCGTATTGTGATGGGCAATGATAATTTAGCAAATTATTATAAAACTAATTTTGCTCTTATTCAGCATCATAAATACAGTTTAGAAGTGCTGGAAGAAATGATTCCTTTTGAACGTGATTTATATTTAATGTTATTGGCTCAGCACATTGAAGAACAAAATAACAAGATAGAAGCACAAAATCAACAGGCGAGGAATCGATGACAACTAAGCACCACCATAAAAAAGAAGACTGGATGAATAGCAAATGGCGCCCAATGATGGGATGGTCATACATGGTAACTTGTATTGCTGATTTTATTATTTTTCCAATTTTATGGTCGGTTCTTCAAGCAATTCAACATGGTAATGTTTCAAGTCAATGGAATCCAATCACTCTTCAAGGCGCAGGATTGTATCATCTAGCAATGGGTGCAGTACTTGGAGTTGCTGCTTGGAGTCGTGGACAAGAAAAGATTGCTGGTGCTAGTACATTTCCAACAACTATTGGTTCCCCATCGCCAATTCAACAGCAAACTACTTTTAGTTCAGAAAAAATCACAGACACAGTAACTCCAGTCAATGATGTTAAACCATCAAGACCAGTAGTTAAAAAGCCTACGATTAATTCGAATCCCGATTCTGTTTTGGATAGAGGCTAATGGCATCAATAGGAAATTACGCAGCAGCTTTAGCTGAAGCTGCTAGAAACGCTGCAAGAGGTTCTGCTACTGGAATAGGCGCAGCGATAAGAGGCTCTGCAACATCTGAAATGCCTGGTGTAACTGGTGCATATTCATTTGCTCAAAGTTTGAGAAATAGTGCTAACTCTCGCGCTGGAAGTAGTGGTGGTGGAAAAGGTGGAGGCGGTGGATCAGCTTCATCTAGTGGACCATCAGATAGTTCAAACTTCAATACTGCTGTCGTTCGCGAATTGCAATTGATGAATGCGAATATTCTTGAACAAACTAGACTATTGAGATATCAAGTAGATTCCAATAGATCGAAATCACAATTTGATGAAGAAAATGCTAGAGAACAAGCATTAAGAGATAGTAGACTATTAGACGCAATCAATAACATTGGTGCTAGTAGTGGTGGAGGTCCAGCTGGAGGTGGTGGTGATAATAATGGCAAAGGACTTTTAGATAATCTTGGTGGTATAGGTGGTGGAGGAGGAGGCGGACGTGGTGGAAAGGGTCGCCGCGGAAGTATAAAGGGAAGACTAGTGAAGGGTGCTGGAATAGCTGGTCTAGGTCTTGGTGCACTATATGCATATAATAGAGTAGCTAATGGTGGAGAATCTATTTCTGAAGTCGCAAAGGATATGGCTCCAGGAGTTCTTGGTTCTACTATTGGTGGTCTTGTTGGAATGATTGGTGGTCCGATTGGAGCTGCTATTGGCGCTGCCGTTGGTGGAGCAATTGGTGATTCTGATTTTGGTCATAAGATGTTTGAAAAAGTTCTTCCAAAATTTCAAGAGTTGGGAGATACGATAGCTGGAAAGTTTAACGTATTGCAAAATTGGTTTTCAAATTTTGATGTTGGTGCTATGGCATCAGGAGCATATAAAAGTGTTGTGTCTGGTGCTAAAGCAGTTGGAAATGCAGCATCTGATGCGGCATCAAGTGCATATAAAAGTGTTGTGTCTGGTGCTAAAGCAGTTGGAAATGCAGCATCTGATGTGGCATCAAGTGCATATAAAAGTGTTTCTTCCGGTGTTTCATCTGCGGCAAGTTCAGTTAAAAATTATGTAACTGGATCTGCGACATCTGGAACTAGTGCAAATAAAGTTATAACATTTGGAAGTTTATCTAGAGAACAACAAGATGCAGTATTAGCTGAGCAAAGAAGACAAGAAGGGTTTAAACCTGGAATGCTCACTTATGATTTAAATAATCCTGGTGCTATGCTCTATGATAAAATGACTGCTAAATTTGGCGCAGTGCCAGATGATACTGGAAGGGGTGTTGATAAATTAAAAGGAAAATTTGCCAAATTCCCAACATTAGAACAAGGAATTGAAGCACAAAGATATAAGTGGTTAAATGGTCAAGGTGGAAAGTATGCGAGTCTTCCTTTAAATCAAGCATTGCAATTATGGATAACAGGAAAAGTAGAAGGTACTGGAGGTTCGCATCTAGGATCTAGATATGAAAATTACATAAACAAAGTTTATGCTGCAGCTGGATCTACGCCACCAATAACACCATCAACTGTTTTAGCATCAGCTAAAGAAACATATGAAAATGTAAAGACTGGTGCTGGATCAATATTAGAAACTGCTAAAGCAAATGTAGATCCTGCTGTTCAAATTTTAGGACAAAAATTAGAAGAAGTTAGAAAAGAGATTAGAAAAGCATCAAATGTTGCTGTAGGCGTAGCAACAGCAATTGGTAAAGATACAGTAAATAATTTTAAAAGTCTTGCACGAAGTAGTGCAAGAACTGCAAATGCGGTTGCTCCTCCAAACAAACCGATTCGTCCAATACTAAAGACACCAGAACAAATCATTGCAGAGACTAACAAGAACTTTGCAATGCAATTTCAAAAGATTGCTCCAAAAGCAATTAGTCTTGCATTAAGACAAACATTGTTTCCTAAAGGTATTGGTGTAACTCAACAAGCAGCTGGTGGTGCATTATTCCGTGGACAACAATTAAATAATATCTTTGGCGTCGGCAAGAGTGTAAGCAAATTAGCGACAAGTCTATTTGGTAAGCAATATGGTGGAATGCTTGCACCAGCACTTAATAATTTAGCGACTGGATATCTTGAAGCAGGTGCCCGCGCTGGAGGAAGACTTTTATTCGGTATGATCGGTGGAATGGGTGCTGAACAAAGCAACATTCTCACAGGACAAATTCTTGGTAATTATGCTAGAGGTAATAAGAAATTAGCAGTTGAGCAATTGCTATATGGCACTACTGGTGTAGCTAGTGGCTATGAGACTGTCTTTGCTAAGTATGGATTCAAGAATCCAATGGAAGGCATTAACTACATGGCCAACACTCTTGGTGCTGCCGTTAGTGATCCTGTTAATAGTCTCATGAATCCTGGAGCAAAGCCTACAGAATATATTGATCCAAGAACTGGTAAGAAAGTTAGTTTAAATAGCGCAACGTCATTTAGTAAAGATGCTTATGGTAGAATTGATGATATAAGTTCGACTGGTGCTACGATTCAAACTGTTCCTGGTGGCGATAAAGCAATACTTTCAGTTGATCCAACATTAAACAAATTAACAGAGCAACAAGTTGATCTTCAGAAACAATTAATTGATCAACAACAAGTTGATGCAGTTAGAAGAGCAACCGATGCGGCTGAAGCAAAAGCTGTAAGTGTGCAAGGTGATCAGGGAATCATCGGTAAATTACAAGAACTTATAACTGAAATATCTACTGGTAGAGTTGGTTCTGGTTCAACTGCTGGTGGATCACTCGCTGTTCCAGGTTTTTTTAATCCAAAAAATCCATTAGGTCAAGTCGGCAATATGGCACTTGATCTTGGTAGAGTCGCTGCGACTAGTGCAATTTATAAAGGATTAGGTGGAAAAGGAACAAATCCATACACAGCAGCGCTTGCAAATTTTGCAATTAGTTCTGCATTAAAATATGGTGGACAACTTGCATATCAATATGCTGCTCCATATCTTGCTGCAGCTGGTAACGCACTTGTTTCTGGTGCTCAAATGGCTGGTGGTTATGTTCTAAATGCAGCAGGACTTACGGGTTATTCCGCTACTAATGTTGCTGCACCAATAGTATCTGGAGTATCAACAACGACAGCATCAACTGCTGCTACTAGTGCCGCTGGAACTACTGGAACTATTAGTGAAGTATTGGGACCTACTGCAGCTGCTTCTTCTTTAGCTTCTAGTGGAGCTGCCAGTTATGCTGGTGGTCTTAGTGCTGGTACTACAATTGGATTTGAAGGCAGTATAGGAGCCATTGGTGGTAGTGCTGCTGGTACTGGATTTTTAGCAGGTGCTAGTGAATTTATACCTATTATAGGCGCTTTAGTCGTAGGTTATAATATAGGTAAAACTATTGCAAGATGGTTAGGATTTGGAGGCAATGATGAGCCGCAATATCAACCAACTCCGATACTTGAAAGAATACTTTATACAAGTAAAAACAATAACATTACACAAATATCAACCATTTATACTAAAGAGTTAAACTATCTGCCAAGCGGTCAACCCGCAGTATGGGCAGCAATTTGTGATCAATTACTAAGAATTGCATTTAATGCAGTAAAAGCAATGGAGGTGAAAAGAAGACAGATTGGTAAACCTGCAACAAATCCTGGATTTGATTATCTTGGAGCACACGTTTCATCTAATAGAGTATCTATCTATTTTTATAAAGGAGAACCAACATCACCTTTACCAAATAATACCGAAGGAAATAATTCATATTTGACAGGCAATGATTTTGGAACTTTGGAAGAGTTTTCTAAAAAAGATGCTAATTCTATTGCTAGACAAATTATTGAATTGGTGGGATGGATTTATAGGGGCGAATTCGAATCGGGTCCAAGAGATGAAAATATTCGAACTGAAGTTGCAAAAACTGTAGAAGCACTACAAAAACTTAATTATAAAACACTCGGTTCAGGATTACTCTCTGCAACAGCAGATCAACTTGATACTTCTATAACTAAATTCAATTACATAAAGCCTGTTTTCTATGATAAAACAGATGAACAATACATATATGATACACAAGTCGCGAGCAAATTGGCTGCTGGACATGATATAGCAAGAACTGTATATAATGCTCAAACCGGAACATATGTAGGCGGTGCACCAGCAAATGTGTTTGGATATGATTCTTTTGGAAGACCTATCTATGATTTAAATAATGATAATATGATTAATGATGCAGACTTTAAAACAAGTCTTGCTGATATTCAAAAAATTATTCCTACAGCAACGGCGACAAATGTTGGAAATCTTGGAAGTTACGTTTCTTCTAATTCGGCTTATCCAGATTATATTTTGCGTGGATCAACCGCAACGTCTGGATCATCGGGTGCTTCAGGTGGAAGCACCGTTGTAGCTGGAAACAATAGTAATAATACAACAAATAATACTACTGTCGTTCGACAAGTATCTAGTGTTGATGTTTTAAGAGGAATGACTACTCAAACTGCACTTCCAGTAACTGGATAAAAAAAAGGAGAGCATTCGCTCTCCTTTCACATAATATAAGTTTGAAATTAGTCTTCTGCTAATTTCTCAAAGTAACTTAAAGATTCGTCATCGTCATCTTCTGATGCATCAGCAACAGTCTTCTTTGCTTTACTTGCTACTGGAGCTGCTGGTGCGCTCTTTGCAACGATAGAAGAGATTGAATCTCCATCGCTACCGCTATCAAGACCAAGAACTTTATTGAGTTTAGCTTTCAATTCGTCATACGATTTGAAATTCTTTGGATCAAGAAACTCTGACAATGCGTGTTCTTGTTTCCAAATGTTCTCAAGGTCATCATCATCTTGCGACAAAGGACCTGGACGATCAAACTCAGACTTGTCGTAGTTTTGATAGCCTTCAACTTTACGAATCTTCAGTTTGAAGTTAGCGCCTTCCCAAAGATCGAATGGGTTCGTTGGTGCTTCATCTTCAAATTCAGGATTCATCAAATCGTTTAGCTTGTCGAAGATTTTCTTACCAAATTTATATAAAAATACTTTGCCTTCGTTCTCGGGATTAGAAGGATCTTTAATGACATAGATGTTGCTGATGTACTGCAACTTACGCTTCTGTTTACGCGCAACGTCTTTGTTTGAATCGATACCAGAGTTCCAAAGAACAGTATTGTGTTCTGAGACTGGATCTTTTTTGTTTATTGATGTGAGGGAATTTTCAATATACCATCCACCTGGACCCTGAAAGGAGTGTGTATAATATTGAATCCAGGGAACGTCTTCGCCTTCTGGTGCAGGAAGAAAGCGGATTGTTGCGAAACCGTTGCCAGCTTTATCTACTGTGGGTTTCCAGAATCGAAGGTCTTCGTATGATTTTTTACCTTCTTCTTTGTTTGAGAGTTTAGAAACTTCTTGTGTTAGTTTCTCTAAGTCCTTGTTGCGGGACTTCTTTAGATCTGCAAATGATGATGCCATAGTATGTTACCTCGTATTGAAATGTATAAATGTGTATTTACTGCGTACTTAAAGTATATGTAGATTTCTCTACAACTTTATTTATAAGGCTTTGTGCCTTATTCTTTGGCAATACTAATGCACAAAGTGTTTTGTTGCTTTTAGTCTTAGTATTGAGTTGTCGTTTTGTTGGAGTTGTTGATTGTAGAAGAACTGGAATCATTGCTCTTCGATTTTCAATGGACCAGAAACATTGATTTCGCAATCAACAGACACCCATCCATCTTGCTCTAATCCCCATGTACCATCTTCTTCATATATTGAATTGAATGCTTCTCTATCTTCTTCTGGCATGTTGCTTGGAAATTCCCAATCTTCCCAAACACCATCTTGTGTTTCGAAATCATATACATCACCAAAGTCTTCGTATAGATCAGTTCCGACATCCGAATGATATGATGCTAACCATTGTTCGATAGTATAATCATCTGGTGCTGGTACTGTAAACGTTCCCCATCGCCAACCCATGTTTTGTTGAACCATGTAGTCGCCTTTTCTCCAATAACAAATGTCATTGATGCACTTTTTGTGTTCTGGAGTAATTACCCAAACTCTGTCATTTACTTCTGGTTCCATAAGTTTAATCATCCTCTTCTAGTGGTAATCTTGCTTTTTGTGGAATCAATCTAGCTTTCATTGCTTCGCTTTCAATCGTCGCTTTCATCTTTGGCGTAATGAGTGCTGCCGCAGTTTCTACTTCGATTTTCTTCCGTTCGCAATATTCTAGAATTGTGTCTAACATTGTAATCGGTTGTAGCTGTTTTTGCAAGGATTTGATTTCTCCTTCAAACTCTTTCTGAGTTAGAATTTTAAGATTCATAGTTTTCCTATTGAAGAAAGGACAAGTATAACAGACTCTTACGCTGAAGTCAACATTGCGTTTACCACGCGAGTGTAATCTTGCCAGACACTCTCTTTGCTATACGTTTTATATAATGGCTCTAGAGGAGTAGTTCCATTTGCAATAATCTGCTTGATACTACTATTCTCAATCAATACGCTTGGTTCCAGATCCCAATAGTTCCGCATCTGATGGCTTCTTGTTACCGCGATTGGTCGCTTCGCTGCCAATGCATAGTCTGGGCTGCTTGCTAATCCGCATCCATCTAAGTAATCATAGAAATAACAATTAATTGTGTTTTGTGCTAATAGATCGATAATTTGTTGCGTATCTAAAAGGTCGTGCGTAATAATAACATCAATTCCTGGTTTTGTGATGATTTGCTTCACTTCGTTTGCGCGAGCATATGCATTGCTGCCTTTGTAACCGTGAATCAAATCTTCATAGAATCCTAAAGGAATATGCAATCTTAGTGTTGCTTCATCAAACTCTTCTTGCACCTTATGTGCGAGTCTAGCGATACCTTTGTGTGGAGGTCCGAAGCCTTGAAATCCAATGATTGGTTTTTCTGGTTCAACATAAGATACTGTTGGTGCTCCGGGCAATAAACGATTCGTTGTAAATACATGCTTCGTTTCTTTCACGCTAGGATCATCTGCGATGATAAATTGCCAACCATGATTTGCTTCTGGTCTAAACGAATCAGCGATTGGCTGACTCATATCATGCATGATTCTCGCATGTTTGATATGTGGAAATGGCGCTCGCATTTGAGGATGATCCATCCACGGAGTAGTACCTGGAGCATAATTGTAAATGACAACTTGCGGATCAAACGACAAAATTCTTTCTTGCGTTTCATGCATACTATCTGTGTAGATCATATCGAAATGCAATCCTGGATGTTGCAATAGCACTTTACCCGTAACGTCACCCATCAAGCCAATTCCACAAGCAGCTTTTGCTCCAAGTGTTTGTGTAACAAATAGAACTTTAGTTTTCATTTTTGTTTTCCCACTTGCTCATAAATCCAGCCGTATGTAGTCTCTAGACCTTCGCGAAGATTTTGTTCTGGAGACCAATTCAATTTTTCTGCGATCAATTCATTGTTGCTATTGCGACCACGAACGCCAGTCGGACCATCAATGTGTTTCTTACGAATTGTCTTGCCAGCAATTTTCGCAACAAGATCGACCGTATCATTAATGCTAATCATTTGATCTGCGCCAATGTTTACTGGACCATGAAATGTTTCACTCTGCATCAAACGGCGAACAGCTTCAACGCATTCTCCAATGTATAGAAAACTTCTTGTTTGTTCTCCGTCACCCCAAATTTCAATTTCATCACCGTCTTTTGCTTTTGCAATCTTTCTACAAACAGCAGCAGGAAACTTTTCTTTACCGCCATCCCATGTGCCGTACGGACCAAAGATATTGTGAAACCGTGCTACTTTGTTTTGCATTCCATGTTGACGATTATATGCATGGAATAGTCTCTCTGAGAATAGTTTCTCCCAACCATACTCTGAGTCTGGATGTGCTGGATAAGCACTTGCTTCTCTGCAGTCTGGATTCTCATTCGTAGACTGCAACTCTTCGTTATAGACGCAAGCACTACTACTAAAAAATACTTTTTTGATTCCCATCTCTTTGCATCGATGGAGTACGTTTAGATTAATGCTTGCGCTATTATGCATAACGTCTGCGTCATAAAGATTCGTATTGATGTATCCAGCACCACCCATGTCTGCAGCCAGCTGATACACTTCATCGAAATGTCTATTGATGACACGCCGAACTTCGCTTTGTTCTGTTAGATCCGCAAGAAAAAATTCATCTGCATTTAGATTTTTATATTCGTGTGTTTTCTTATCTGCAGCACGGACATAATAACCTTCACTCTTCAGTCGGCTAACCATATGCCCGCCGATGAATCCTCCACCACCTAATACTAATGCATTTTTCATTTTTCGATTATATCCTCATAAAGATTTAAAAGATTAGTTGGATTCCATGCGTCATAGAATTCCTGAAGTGGCTCAACACCAGCAGTAATTATATCTTTAATTGATACTTTTGTCAAATCATTAAAATCTCTTCTCACATGTGAAAGGAAACTAGAATGATTCACACCAAAAGGCTTTCTTGATGCTAATGCACGATCAACAGATCCAGAGACACCAGGAACATCTGGCGTCTGATACCAATAAAGATTGATATCATTTTGATTTAGCCATGAGATTAGATTTCTTTTTGAGAGAAAATCTCTAGTGAAATTAATTTTCACATTGCTATTTGCAAGTTCCAAACATTGATCCACTAATGCGCCAGAGAGTTTTCCGCTTGGATCAACAAACACTCCATCAGAAACATGCAGATTTAGAATTACATCTTCTGTGAATTGTTCATTGATTAATCGAATCAATGTTGGCAAGTCTTTAGTTCGATTACCAATTCCACTAGTTCCAATTCGAATCGTTCCTTCGGGCTTGCTATATTGAATGTCATCATAGTATGTAATTGGAGGAATTCCAGCAAACTCGCCCGATGCAAGAAAATCATTATGACCAGCATTTGGATCTGTATGTATGTAATGATCAACACCAGTGAATGTGTTTAGATGCTCATGCCCAAAGATTACAATCTGCTTTACAAGACCAGAATTTTTAATTGGACGAGTGATTCCACTATTCAACCAATTCATTGTGTGTGGATGATGATTGTAGATGATTGCTACTGTATTATTTTCTTCGTTTTCTATGTGATTGAACAAATCATCTTTGTTGTTTGTCGCAAGAAAAGTAAATTCGTATTTCTTTGAAGTCTTTAAAATTTCGAAGACAGAATCAGCATATTGATAGATGCCACACTCTTTAGATTCACCAGTAACTAATAATACATTTTTCATTCAAATAACTCCACAGTGGGCTTTTTATAATTTGCATATGATGGGTATTGTATCAAATTTTCACAGATTTCAATTGCTTTCGTATCATCAACAGTATCACTAAAAAATGAATTCGCTAAGTATTCTCCTTCACCCATCAAACAATCTCTCATCTTATGCGAAAAGCACATGAACGTCTTTTGATAGTTATTCATGTTTTCTTTGATATGTGCATAAGTGAATGGACCACTATTCTTACCAATAATCAACTTAACGAACATGCTTAGAAATGCAATTTGATTTAGATTTCCAGTAGGAGCAGAAAACAAATAATCAGTACATGTTACGTTTGGCAAATCAACATCAACTTTATGTGTAATGAGAAACTCTTTTTCTGGAAACTTTGTAGCAAGTCCAATAATAATATTTCGCATATCACCCATGCTACTTTGTTCGCTTTGTTGAACGCCGTTACAAACTAAAATGATTTCTTTAGGATCAACTCTAAACAAATAGTTATTTGCTTCTGTAAGATCAAACTTTCTAAAATCTATAGAAGGATGATAGTATGAATAATCACCCTTCATTTCTAAATTCAATGCTTGATAGAATTCTTTCCACATGTCATGCAAACAATAAAAGTTTGCATGATCCTTTTCTTTTAGATGTTTACCAATCCAGCAACCAACCCAAGTGTTGATGTAAAGAATGTTCTCTACTTGTGCGAGTGGAGTAAACGTACCAATCGGATGAATTGAACTTAAAGAAACATGCTCACAATTCAAATCCGAAACAATGTTCGGATGATTATCATGAGCATATCTAAAAGTTACTCCGTTGGGATATCTGCTAATGATATCCCTAACGTATTCCTTATTAATGAAACAGTCACCATTTCTCCAACGATTGAAGAATGTTATGTTGGTGATGTTCATTTAGAGATGATTTCGAAGATTGGACAAGGAACAATAAACGCTCCACCTCCATCTAAAAATGCTTTCTCTCTTACTTGAAATTCGCTAATGAAGTGCCAAGGCAACACCAATGCATAGTCTGGTTTTGCTTTTCGCATTTCTTCTTCGCTAATGATGGGAATGTTTGATCCGATTGTTTTGTAACCAAACTTATATGGACTACGTTCTGCAATTGCTTTAACATGTGTATTGTCAATGCCAAAGTATTGAAGAAGTGTATTACCTTTGGTGCTTGCGCCATAGCCATATACGCTCTTACCGCTATGCTTTGCTTTCTCAATGAATTCAAGAACATCAATTTTCAAATCATCAAGTCGGTGCTTGAATGAATTCCAAATGACTGGACTTGAAATGTCTACCACATTGTTCTCATAGTTTAGAATTGTTTCGACACGATAGTCGCAAACATCACGCAAAGGTGAGCTGCCGAAACTACTGACTGGCGCACTTTCTTTTTGGAAATAAATTCTAAAACTTCCGCCGTTGGTGTCATTCAAACTACAGTCAACAACTTTAAAGCCATGCTGAGAGAACAACTTGTTAATACTCTTCAGATCATAGTAATAAACATGCTCATGGCAAATGTTATCAAATGCTAGTTGATTAATCATCAAAGGAGTATAACTCATTTGAAGAACTGCAACACCATCATCATCAAGAACATCATACATGTCTTGAACAAATGGATGCGGATCATCTAGGTCATAAAACATTGCAATGCAAGTAATGACTTTTGCTTTCTTGCCAGAAAATCCAGCTTCAATCCATGCATCTTTGCTAAAGTAATCTTGCACAACTGTTGCGACTTTGCTGCTCTCTGCATAGAATGAATCGTCGCAAGGATCGATACCAACTTTTTTTAGATTATCTGGAACAGCTTTCAATAGAGTTCCGTCATTACATGCAATGTCAAGCCAAACGTCATTGTCTTTCAACTTAACGCGGGATGTGATTTCTTTTACGATACCTTGCAATTCAAGCGTCATGCTTGTATTGATTGCACTACGATACCAATACCTACCCCACATAGTAGATGGTGGTGCAATGTCTGCTGGATTCAAGCGTGGTGCGCCCAACTCTTCGTCAAGATACAAATCTAGACTATACTTTTGGCGACCTTCCATTTCGCTATCATCTTTGATGAAATCACTTACATAATGATTTCCAAGTTCAAGTAATTTTTTCATTAGTTTCTCCATGGTAAGACTTTTCTTCAATCAATTCAGAATTGCAAAGTAGATTAATTTCTTTCTTAATTCTTGCACGTTCATCATTAGTTTTTGGAATCAATCTAGCGACATTGATAAAGTGTTCGCCATAAGATTGTGCAGCAATCAGATCACGAATATCATCTTCAAGATTCCAGATTTTGTAATTGACAACAAACAGTTCATTGAAAAGTTTATTAACAGTATCTTTCGTTTGCTTGTATATATCTAGGGAAATTAAAAGACGATGTTCTTTATCAATATTGATTAGCTTCGCTTCATCTTTGATTTCAATCATTTTGATTTGAAGAATCGTAATTCGATCAAACAAATCACCAATGCTTCCAGGAATATACACAGCTCCAGCAGGTGGAGATTTGATTAGAGTTTTTTCCAATGAACCAAATTCTCTTTTGTAAACTGTTTTACCTTTATCTGGACTTTCGTAGATTTGCATTTTTTTGTTTCTCCATTTCACTTTCACACATTTCGAATACCAAGTCTTTGAACGTGTACTCTGGCTTCCAGTCTAACACTTTCTTAGCTTTACTGCAATCACCGAAAATTGTTGGCACTTCTGCGGGACGATAGAAGTCTTTATTAACTTCAATAATTTTCGCACCAGTAGAAACATTGATACCGATTTCGCTAAGACCTTCGCCACGCCATTCAATTTTGAATCCGAGATACTCTGCAACATCTTCGCAAAAATCGCGAACCGAATGCTCTTCATCGCTGGAGATAACATAGTCATCTGGTTTATCTTGTTGTAGCATCGCCCACATTGCACGGACATAATCTTTAGCGTGACCCCAATCACGGCGAGCATTTAGATTACCTAATTGAAGAATTGATTGCAAGCCTAGATGGGTACGAATCATTCCCTGAACGATCTTTCGAGTAACGAACTCTGGTCCACGTCGCGGACTTTCATGATTGAATAGAATGCCATTACATGCGAAGAGATTAAAACTTTCGCGATAGTTTACAACAATCCAGTAGCCGTAGAGTTTAGCAACAGCATATGGCGAGCGTGGATAGAATGGTGTGGCTTCAGTTTGTGGAGTCTCTTTTACTTTGCCATACAATTCACTTGTTGATGCTTGATAAAATTTTACTTGTTTCTCTTTTGAGAGAGTCTTAACTGCTTCAAGCAATTTTAAAACACCGATTGCGTTTGCGTCACCAGTGTATGTTGGGCAATCATAGCTTACGCTAACGTGGCTTTGTGCGCCGAGATTATAAACCTCATCTGGCTTCACTTTAAAAACAATAGACTCTAGATTTGCAGAATCAGTCAAATCGCCATAATGAAGTTTAAGTCTATGTTGAATGAATTCAATGTTGCCGGCATTGATTCCTGTACTTGAACGTCTAACAATTCCATGAACTTCGTATCCTTTATCAAGTAGAAGTTCTGCGAGATAGCTTCCGTCTTGACCAGTAATACCAGTAATCAATGCAACTTTACTCATAATTTTTCACCTCTAAAGAAAAACATTATTCTAACATACAACTATATATCTAGCAAATTTTCTCAAACAATAAATAATAAAAACGGAGAAAATATGGAATTTACCGACATTACTACTATCGTCGCTGATGTTGGATTTCCAATCTCAGCAGCAATTGCTGCTGGTTATTTCGTATTACTCTGTCTCAAATTCATTCTAGCTGGAGTCACCTCTTCTATCAAGTCATTAGAAGAGATTACAAAAAGCCTAGACAAAAGAATTGACATAATGAATTCCGAAGTAGAAAGAATTGACATTAAAATATCTCATGCTTTAGGATTACAGCCCAATTTTGGAAGAATTGCTCGGGCTAATCATAATGATGTTAGAAAAGATTAAAAACACTAGGGTCATTAGTCAATGCCAAATACTAAAAGGCAAACGCATCATAGACAACCACATAAGTCTTCTTCCCCACAGGAGTCTGACAAAAAAGCACACACTGCTGGGATTGGCATACTTTTAATTTTACTCACCAACTATCAGGCTGAAATTAAACAAATTGTTTCGGCCCTACTAAAGGGTATAACATGACTGCATTATTAAATAAAGTTTTTGAATATAAGAAACTACCTTTTATTCTTGGTGGTTTAATATTTGCATCTTCTCTGACACTTCTTTCTGTCTTTAAGACTGCTGAGACACAACTCACACAACTTGATAATGCACGAAAAGTTGCAAAAGAAATGTCTAAGAGTTCAGATGATCTAACTGCATATGCAAGATATTATGTCACTACTAAAAACGATAAATGGAAAATTGAATTTGAAAAAGTCTTAGCAATTCGTTCTGGTGAAATTCCAAACGATGATGGACTAAAAAAATCTTTTAAAGATAAAGTCAAAGAAGTTGGATTTGAACAGAACGAACTCGATATGATTCTAAAGTCAGAACTCTTATCTAATGAACTTGCAAAACTTGAAATCAAAGCATTTAAGAATATTGAAGATTATAAAGCAGAGAAAGAACCCGAAAAGAACGCAGAGAAATTAGGCATTCTTGCAGTACAGGCAGAAATGGCAATGTTTGGAGAAGATTACCAAAAGCATAAATTTCTTGTCATGGACGCTGCAAACGAATTCTATAATATTGTTCATGGTCGATTGAACTCTGCATATAACAAATCAATGACGATTGCATGGGCTTTGATTTCTACAATTAATGTGTCTCTCCTAATGTTAATGATCTTCATTCAACATGGAAATAAAATTGTAAAGAAACCAGTGCGTAAACCAAGAAAAGTAATTCCAAAAAAGGTAGAGTGATGTATATTGTAGAGTTGATTAACAAGTATGGGTTTCCAATCATTGCTGCATTTGGACTAGCATACTTTGTTCACTACACTTGGATTTGGGTAACACTAGAAATAAAACCTGTTATTTCTAGTGCAAATAAATCACTCATCGATTTGATCGATAGAATAAGAACTCTTGATAATGATTTAATTCGACTCAATGAAAAGATCGACACAGTTCTACAACTTCGCGGCAGAACAATTGACGCAGAAAGAATAGCAGTAGACAAACAAATCAATAAAAATCAAGCATAGAAAATGTGTTTGCCTATTTTGGTAATCACTTTCTTATTCCATCTAGGATTTACATAATTAGCATGATAATAAAGGGCATTGTCTAGCTTCTTTATTCTATGCCCACCAACAAGAATTCTATACGCAGCTTCTTTAGATGCGATAAATTCTTGTGAATCATATCTCATAAGCCGACTCTTCTTTTCACATACCCAAGAGAATTGACATGTTTTGTTAACTTTTTGATAGACTGTTTTGCAAACAGTATTACCAAACTTACCAGATTTAACTCTATTAAGAGTCACTTGCGCTACTGCAAGTTTACCCTCAAAAGATTCTGTTGCTGCTTCGTAATATATGTTTTGTGCTAAACAATTGATTTGTTGTTCTGTACTAGGAGTTATCAACTGATATTTGCTCTCTACAATTCCACTATCTACCGATAATATCAAACCAAAAAATAAAAAAGATCCTAGTAAGACTTTTATAGTCTTTAGTATCATCTACTTCCTTATCGAGTTTTGAAAGTGGTAGGTTATTCTGTTACGAGGAAACCTACCGAAACCCTAAGTGGTTATCACGCCACTAATCTGTATTCGCTATCGTTTGCGTTTACTTGATTTGCTTCTACGGCCGAGTTGCCTCAACTCTACGGCTTTCGCATTGCCGTGTTGTCTGCATCGATACTCTTTGCTCTGTCGAACCTAATTCGGGCCCATCATAAACATAATGTTTGGAACTTTTATTATGAGCATTATTATCTCATTCACCAGTAGACAATATGTTTATGGTGGACCCGGGGGAGAACTGCCCTCCCCGTCCAAAACTCATTTTTCTTTGCTTCTTTCCTTTCAGAGTTTACAACAATACTTTTATTTAGTATATCATTATTTTACAAATGGTGCAAGGTTGGGTGATTTCCATCCCTCTGGCTTTAGCACTTTGCCATCTTCACGCTTTCGAACCTTTCCTGTGTCTTTATCTATCTTGTCAAAATTGCTTCTTGCGACTTCACCCCATGCACCATTAACATCATAGCCTTTCATGTAGCAATAGCCAAGAATAACCCAAATCATATCCATACATGCATCAAGTTTTTCTACTTCATCATCTTTATTGTTTGCTTGAATGAATTCATTAAACTCTTCAACAATTAGATTTCGATATAGACTTGCATTTGCTTTAGTCTTTTCTTGATCACACGCATCAATAAAAATTCGAACATCATCATACATTCTATTCATATAAAACTCCATCATATGCTTCACGGTAAGAAATAAACTCTTTGATATAGTCATCGCGCTTTTTAATAAACACTTGCGGATGATCTGAATCAACTGCAATCATAATAACTAATTGAGTAACTGGAATTCCAGTACGCTCTTCATACATTACTGCATAAGCAGAGCATTGCATGAAATAGTTTTTAATATTAGCTTCTTTCTTTTGTTTAGAAGATGTTTTAAAATCAATGATTGAAAGTTTATTGTCATACTCTGCAATGCAATCAACACGACCAGCGACTTTCAAATGATGCGAATAGAGCGGAATCTCAATCGCATGGATGTTATTGATATGCTCATCCATCAAAGGCTGCAATGATTTGAACATTACAAACGAATCTGGAATTGCTTTCTCTGCATACTTTTCTGAATTATTCAGATAGTCTTCACAGATTTTATGCACTCTTGTTCCGCGACTCGATGCTTTAGTAGATATTCGATTTGCTTCCTCTTCACCAACTCTTTTACGCCAAGCAATAATATCTGCTTTGGTATGCTGTGATGTAATAGTTGTCACCGACGGATATAATTGTCCGTCGGGAGTTTTATAGAATCTTTTACCATTTACGGTTTCAGTTTCTAAGTCATAGTCAATTGCACATGGCACATGATTAAATTTCACTTTGCATAATCCATTAATTTTGTATTGTGTCTTCGTATTGTAGTTTTGCTAATATGTAGTCTTTAACCAAAGAGGATCGAACAATATCATCAGCAGTAAATTCGATTCTGGTGAATGCTTTCATGTGCATAGCAACGTCAAAGAATTTTAGAATACCTGTCTTGTCGTTTGATTTCCTTAGATCTGTTTGTCTATAGTCGCCACACCAAATAATTTTAGAGCGATATCCAACGCGAGTCATTACGGTATCAATCTCTTCGAAATTCATATTCTGCATTTCGTCAACGATAATGATAGCATCATCAAATGACATACCGCGAATGAATGAAGTAGAAATGAATTCTACATAACCTTGCTCTGAAAGTCTAGCCCATGCATCTTTACGTCCAAAGATTGTTTGGCAAATCTGTTGATATGGTTGCTGATAGATTTCCATCTTTTCAGTAACGTCACCAGGCAAATGACCAATCTCTCTTGATTGAACAGCGGAACGAACAACAATGATTTTATCAAATGGATTGTTCTTGTCGAGAACTTCCATTAATGATTTATACATTGCAATAAATGTCTTTCCTGTTCCAGCAACACCATGCAATGCTACGAAATAATCACCTCTATCATATGCATCAAAGAATAATTTTTGATTCTCTGTTAGTGGCTCAAACTTCTTTACATCATCAAGTTTCAACTTCAATGTGTTATTAACTTGTCTTGGAGTTTTTGTTGACGTTTGTGGACCAGAAATTTCCAATTCATCAGATTGTGGAATTTTTGGTACAGCAGGTTTTCTAGCCATTGAAGACCTCTTTCTAGTATTGTAATGAAGGGCTCCAACATTAGAATGTATTTACATTCCCCTTAGGATGTGCAGCTTTAGCCTTAGCTAGAACTTCTCTAAATCCATTGTCTGGTTTACGAACTCCCAATCGGATTGGATCACCTAATGCTGGAGGGCTTAACATAACAGATTCGAATTGAGGATTCTCTTTTAGAAAATCATCTTTCTCACTCATTTTAAAGATTCTTTCGATTATCTCTCCAGATTCTTTATTTCTAAAATTATAAGTTGGCATTATTAATTCCTTGCGTAAACCAATTTGGCGCAGGACGTTTAGTCCATCTTGCAATGCGCGCCTTTTCATGTATATAGTATTTTTTGTAGGATATAATTGCGTCGCCGTTCACCTTGTATATATCTGGCATTGCAGGAGTTGGCTCAGACCAACCTTCTGTACCAATATTCTTAGGCACATTCTTATATAGAACAAAGCATAAACCTGTACGTTCTACTTTATGCACCTTTTCATATCGATAAGTATACTCTTCGCATAGATCAATTAGAAGATTACTTAACCAAATGTAATTCTCTTTAGACTTTCTTGCCCATATAGCAGATGGATGATTCTTGTGGGTTGCTTTGTACATGATTGAATCATGTAGAGGATCAGCAAGCACATTATCAATGCCATCTAATGTACGATGCGCTGTTGATAACAATTGTCCATATTCAAGAATCATCTTGACAACATGCTTGTCCAGATGCATTCTAGCGCAATTCACTGTGTCTTTATCTAAGTAAAAGATATTAATTTTGTTTTCCTCTTACAAATGAAAAGTGGCGAATGAATCGCCACTGGTGTCTCATCAATAGTTGTCATCAATAAATTTCGCGACTATTGGGTGAATAACACCTTCAGCTAATCCGGTAGCAGCAATGATGTACTCAATAACTTCATTGCCGGTTAAACCGAGATCCCAAGCAGTTAGTATCAGGCTTTCAACTAATGGTACTGTGTCTTCTTTACGTCGTAGCAACATAATCTTCTGCGTACCGACGATCTTCATAGTCGGTTACGTCCGTGTCAATTTCATCCAAAATATCGATTGGTCCGCTTACGCTAACCATGTTCGACATAGCTGTTTCGAGCGAATCCTCTTCGAACTGAGGAATCTCTACAACCTTAGCTGGCTTCACTTTAGCAACTTTGGGTGCTTTCGCAACCTTCGGTGCTTTGGGAGTAACAGCTTTAGGCACTTTGGGCTGAACTGACTTCGGATTAGATTCTACTTTCGTAAATGTTTCTGCATCAAAACCTCGAGCAGCAATCCATTCACGCATTTCTTGCACATTCATTAGTTCGTAACCAACGACATTACGACCATCGCGGTGTGTTTTGATTATCGCACCACGCTTCTTTGCTCGCCAGAGTTCTGTCGAAATCCGATACATGCAATCATATTGCAAATCTGTTTCAATCTGATTTGGACTACAAACCCAACCGTCACCACATTTAGCCATAAGGATGATTAGACGTTCGCAAGTACGGGGTGCTTTAACTTTAGCCATGATTAAATTCCTTTTCTCAAAAATATATAAATTACATCAAGCCGTAATGTACGGCGTCAAGATCATAAAAATGCTCGGCTTCAATCTGCGGGTTCTGATGAGGAACCTCTACATCTTCTTGGGCTTGAAGTAGAGCAACATGCAGCGCTTCGTAATTAACTAACTGAACAATCAACTGGTCGAGGGTCATTTCAATCTCCTTTCTCATCCAATACAATCATTATAACACTGTGGATCTGCGAAGTCAAGGCTTTTCTGTCTGTTGTTTTTTTACGACAAAAGGGCGTCAAAATCGAACTTCCGCATGACAGTCTTGCCTTGTACAACCACTGGAAACTGCTCAGGATAGAACGTATCGCCGTATTCATCAATCTCCAGAAGTTTACCAGATGCGATCCAATCTTCAATTGAAAGTTTCATTTCAGTAAACTCATTTAGGTATTGTCGGCATTCTTGCATTGAATCAAAAGTTTTTGATTTCAAACCATTCTTAAAGTAAGGCTTTGCTAAAAACATTTTATGCAGCTCCAGTCAAAACTAATGTAATAACCGCTAACCAACCAGCAACAATAAATCCCAATACAATACGATCACTCATTTACATTTTCCTCTTTATATTCCCATTGGCGAACATAAAAATGCACACCAAATGATTTCATAACATCTTCTGGATATCCAGCCCAAACAATCCATTCTTCAAAATTTTTATGTTTCTCGGAATCCCACACTTTAGGAAATCCGTATTTCCATCCAGAAGGTGGATCAACCCATACTTTCATTATTTAACTCCAAAATGATTTTTAATTGCACTTGCTGCACCAGAACTTGTCGTTTGGGTCGCATTACCTAATTCACAAACTGTAATGCATTCGTTTATAAGCAAATTAGCAAATTGCAATATAACTTTTTCATTTGCTAATACTGGTTCGCCTTTAGAGAATCCAGCAGAAAGAAATCCAGCTTCAAATGCCAAGTCTTTAATATTTTTATTCATATACTAACTCCATAAAATTTGTTTCCGCAGGGAGAATTTCAACAACACAATCATGCACTTCTAATCCAGATACAATAAATTCTTTCAATATATTTTCTCCGTATTCAGTGGTACCGTACGCAAGTTTATTGCACATGTAAACTGAACCAGAGTAGCCTTCAAAATAATATGACCGTGGATCTTCAGTAATTTTGATCACTCCAGAATTCAATCTCCAGCGCATATCAATATTACGCCATGATCCGAAGATTTTGTAAAGAATCTTGTCTCCTTCTGGAAGAACATTCCTCGTCACCTTAATCATCACCCATTTGTCTGGATAATACTGCATTATTTTTTCCTTATTTTTTATTCTTTAATTTCAAATCTATACTTGATCATCTCAATACATTTACCAACAGTCCAAGAAATATCACCAAAATCATCATTCTCGAAGTTTGAAACTCCAACCATTGCAACTTGTGCGAGGCAATCTTGTATTATCAGTTCGGCGAACCTTTGAAAATTATCACCTTGGATGTGTAGTTCATTTTTCGAAAATTCAGCCTGTTTAGCAAATTGTTTAATTCGTTCGTTCATGATTTTTCCTTGATTTTCGCTCTTTGATTGCTCCATCCAATTCTTCAATCTGTCTCAATCGTATATCGTCCATAATATTCCAACCAATATATTCGCATGTTATATTTCGTTGTGTCATTTTCCATAACGTATCACGATACTTTTGTAATGCATCAATCACAACATCATAATCTCGTTCTGTGGATCGGGTGTTCTTCTCCTTGAGTTTGGCTTCTACTGTTCGGACTAATTCGTAACGCGCAAACCTTTTTACAATTTCATCCATCTCTTCCTCCGTCAGCCCGACCCACTGGCGGCGCGGGTTGGTGTACAAGTCAACAATGCGTCTTGCCAGTTCTCTGCGGCTACGCTTACCGCCGCACTCATCCCAGTCAATAATGATTTTATAAACAGTCTCCAACGCATCCAGTCCGACCCACGGGCGCGGGGCGGTGTAGAGCGATGCAATCTTTTTCAGACGCGGATTGCCTTTCTCAAAACCCGATTCAAGTTGCTGCGCATCAACACACATGGTGCGCCCAGTTTCTTCGTGCTGAAACATCCACGCCACCGGCTCCTGCTGAGTCGCTTGCGTCTCCCTGAATTGCTCCGCCGTGTCGCACCCGGTTGCTTCTTGGAATTCAAACAGTTCTGTTAAGCCAAATTCTACTACCGTCTTTCCGTCGATAGTTAACTCTGGTTGCGCCAGCCTATCGCGTAGGGCGGTGATGGCCTTGTGCTGTCTTTGGGATTGTTCTTTGTTCCCGTAATCTTCAATGACCGGCAGATTCCATTCCAACGCTTCCAGCGCCTGTTGCATAAGTTCGCGGTCAGTCATGATTCAACTCCAAAATGTTCTTTAATCAATTGAGCATCAACTCCAAAATGTTCTTTAATCAATTGATCAGTTTCCCAAAGTGGATCAGCTTCATGATAACTGTACTCGTGTCTATTAACAATGTCCAAACAGTCTCGCACAATCAACTCGGCGAATTTATATAAATGATCCATATGATGGCCAGGATTCAATTCATTAGGCGCAGTCTTGTATTTGAAACTAAACACTTCTTGCGCTAATTCTTTAATTCGTTCGTTCATCTTGGATCCATTCCTCCGTTACTAACAATGTCAGTATAACACGGATTATCTTTATTTTTCAAATAGTTCATAGCCTCTTCCCAACCTTCTTGAAAAGTATTCCAATGATCTTCCAAACTATCACTTACATATTCGCCACTAGGTTTGCGGCGTAAACTGTGTCCTGATGTTATTCCAAAGTTGGGATAACATACAGTTTCAAACACATGACGAATCGGGTCTTTGGGAAAGTCAACAGGATTACTTGTGTTTGTGTAATGTCTCATTCTTCCTCCGAGATATCAATATCAAAGTGTATAGCAATGCGTTCAGCATCACCATCAGTAAAGCATTGGTCAATACATTCACTGACAATCAACCGGGCGAATCGTTCAATAAATTCTTCTTGCGTATCCCACTTATCATCGGAATCTTCTCTAGCAGCCTTTAACCAACATTCTCTAATTTGTTTGTTCATCATTAAGTCCTTACAGCCCGAGCCCGAGCCTCTAATACATTTTCAATATTGCCTTTAACAATCACATTGGTATAGGTATCTACACAACCGCTGGCATGATCTACCACACGATTATCAGGTTCATGATAAGTTCTAATGCGTTCATTACCGGCAAGAAATCTTTCTTTGTCTTTGTGGAAATGCTGTTGAATTCGTGCCATACACACAGCCATAGCATTGCGTTTATTATCTTCACGACTGCGACTGTTAGTACCATTAGCACTGATGCCAGTAGGTTCGTGAATACAGCGGCAACAATTTTGGTGTTTATTCCTATGTTGGCCTCCTTTACCCGTACCACTGAACCATTCAAACCTAAATTGATCCTCGGTGATTTTCATTATTCAATCCCAAAGTGTTGTTTAATCATTCTTGCAATTCCACCATCTTGTAGAGGGTCACCAGAGTCACCGACTTCTGCACATTCACTGACAATCAACTCAGCGAACTTTTCTAATTCATCGTAGCCTACAGTAGTAGCAGGTTTATTGCCAAACCGAAAACACTCTGCTCTAGCCTGCGCTAAAAGTTGTTCAATTCGTTCGTTCATCATTCGTCCTTTATGTACAACAGTGGCGGAATCGTGAATGGCATCAACCAGTATTTTATGTTCGTCTGATGTAAGTTCATTCATTTAATTTGTTCCCATGTCAATCGAAATGCTTTGTAACAGAGCCATCGTTGGAATCGATTAGGTGGATTCTCAAGATATACATTGTAATGGATATTGTTTTTGATGCTATCGCCGAAATAGAATTTCCAATTTGGTTCTGGTGGAAGTTCAAATCTGTGAGTTTTGATACCCGTAGGTTGTATTTTACTCAAATCAACAATTACATCATTTTCTTTATCCATGATTCAATCCCACTTGATCTTAGAATTAACACGTTCGTATAGTTCGACTAGTTGATCCAATGTCCAAACATCATCAGTTTCAAATGTTTCAAGCCAATTACCAAATCTAGCCCAATCCTCACTCTGCATAGGAGGTACACCTATTTCCTCACCATGCGGATCGTCAGTTCCTCTTACATCAATTCTACCACAACTATAATGTGTGGTAATTTCTTTAGACTCATATTGATCACCAGCCTTAAGTCCACTAAAAGTAGAGTCCTCCTCCAGTGTGATCATTTTAGTTTCAACAAGGCCACGTTGTTCATACCAATTCATACTAACTGGACCCATCCAATTAGTGCTATATCTGATTTTCATTCTTCAACTTCTACTGATTTACATTTGTGAAATGGCATAATTCGACCAAACCATCCAACGAGTTCACCGCAATTTTGGCAACAGTATGATGGATATTTCTTCATTCTTCAACTCCAAAATGTTGTTTGACCGAGCCGGGCGTAATCCAGGCGTTTTGTGGATCCATATTATCCTCAACTAGTTGGGCAAATTCCCGGACCAGCAACTCGGCAAACTTGAAATCATCATAGTGTGCTGAGCCATATACTTGTTCAGCAAGTTCTTTAATTCGTTCGTTCATTCTTTATACACCAATGATTTCGATTTGTTCTGAGTTTCGGGACATACAAAATACATAATGTCCCGACCAATATAATCCTCTTCAACATCAAGGAATTCTACGTCTTTGACCGAATGCTTATTCTGACATTCAGCACAATGGACATAAAAATTAGTCATGTCGTTTGCCCGAAAAGTAACCGTAATTGACGCCGAGATTATATTCCAAATACTCGATGTCGCCGTTTGTTTCGTAAGCCTCATGCAGCCAACGAATCGCCATCTCACGATTTCGACAACCACAATCCATCATCTTATAGATGGTTTCCTCTAGCCGCTGACCTGCTCGGATTTCATCTTCGATTCTATCATCTTCCTCGCGCTTGATGACCATAGCGAGGTACTTCAGCTCAGCTTCAAGCTGCGCCTCTGTCATCTTTGAAGTGTCCACGTGCCTAGGGCGAAAACCATGTGCATCTTTGTATGCATCCCAGAAGGTGCATGACAATTGCTCATGGCGTGACAGTTCTTCCCACGGAGTGTACTTGTATTCCATTACAGCATCGACGGTTTGATTAGCTTGGGTCATTTTGATTTCCTTAAAGATTAGCCGAGAGTTTTCAAATACAACATTAACTAGTCGAACCTGCTTTTGATAGACCAGCATTTCGAAGATTGGTTGCTTGCCTACCAATGTTAGCAATAGTATACTTCATTGCTGGAAATGTTTGATTCCGCTTAGGAGTCTTTGGTTTAAATACGGTGACAAGAATGCCTTCTTCTGTCATGTACTGATGATCAATTAGTTTTGTCATTGCCCATCTCCCAAGAGGAATTCTAGCATATCCAAATCGTATTCGTAAAATTCTTCTAGCATTTCGTAGAACTCTTCGCCGATTTGGCTGACATATGCATTAAACACTTTTTTCTCCAGTTTCTCTCACCACAAGATCCATTGTACGCTGATCTCCAGAAAAGTCAAGGCTTTTCTTGGTGTTGCGCTGACGCAACAAAATCGTCGGTGTCGGCGTCATCCCAGTGGTTTTCACACCAAGTTCGGTCAAGACCGTAGCTGACGCAATCGCGAACGTATTGGGCTTTTAGTGGATCAATTTTAGCAATTACTTGTTGCACAATTGACGTTTGAATTGGAATTTCTAATTGCTGTTGTCTTTGCTTTTCGTGTTCAAAGTATGCACCCAATCCGCAAAAGATTACAACAAATCCAATCGCACCAATTAAAACAATTCTCCAGCAATAATATAACAAAAGTCCAACTATTGCTGATGCAAAAATGATTTCCACATTAATTCCTATTGGAGATATGGCTCGCAATGCACATTAACTGGTACCATAACTTTAGATCCAGTATCAGTTCGAACTGAAATGTATTCTACATTAGGACGCATCTTTGCAAATAAACATTGTTTTGCTGCTTGAATTGCTTCATTACGATCCATTGCATCTGGACCATTGTAATTATTTAGTTTGTATACTGGATTTACAATTGCAGCAACCTTTTGTGGTTCATTTCGCCCAATTGAATTGCCAATTTTAGATGAAGTCTCAAAGGTTGAAGCACAGCCAGTAAGTAGCGACACAACTAGAGTAGACGCGATCAATTTCCTCATTTCGAACTCCTTTTCGGGTTTATTTGATTCTACTATTGTCTAACAAATTTCCAGGAAAGTCAAGGACTATTCCACGTTTTGTTGTGTAAAAACAACAAAAACCAGCTCTATAGGACGCTCTATAGGCTGGTTTCGGCTCATAGGTGAGGGGTAAGTAAGGGGTCTGTTCTAAAACGCTCCTATGGCGCGTCCTAGGACTGGTCCATCGTGCGCCATTCGTCCGCCATTTTGTTAATCGCCAGCGGATCGTATGCATATGAGGTTGTGGATCCAGCCAGAAAAGAATCGTGCCCATGCAAATCTGCAGTTGTCAATGCACTAAAGTTTGTTGTATTCAATGCAGGAATTGGATCTTGAGGTTTCATAAAACTTTGTTGAAATCCTGCTGTAACAAATGTATTGTTATCTTCATCGCGAACTGCATTCCAAACTGTATTTAAAGATTCATTTAATGAATCAGAAGCATCTACGATAGTTTGCTCCAAAGAATATAATACTGATTTGATAACTTTCAATTCAACATCACTTTCAAGTCCAGCAATAACAAGTTTAAAAATATTCTTAAAATCTTCGACTTTATGAATACTTTCTTCAAGACTACTTAATTCATCATAGTGTTTCATAGCAAACTCCTTTTTAATCATCATCGCCAATTGCATAAGTCACATCATATCCACCTTTACGATCTGTCCAACAATCGTCGTATGTCCATTCCCATCCAAGATCGAAGCCATTGTCTTCTGCGTAATCAATAACATCGATAGGATCAAGTGTTCCATCTTCAAATGCTTTCAAATGCAATTCCATTTCATCTTCATCATCCGAATAAACGTCACGAATCAAATCTTCTGTAATTTCGATTTCATATTGTTTTTCGACTTGATGCCATTCTGATTTAATCACTTTCATAATGAACTCCTTTTAAGCTAATTTCAAACTTTTCAATCTATCAGCAGCGTAAGAAGCAGCAAATGCTTTGGGCTTTATCATCGGAATCACATTGCATGTTCCTTTTATAAATCCAATCGCTTCATTTATAACGCAAAAACTTCCATGCAAATCACTTGGATTAATATCCAAATGCACTTCTACATATCTATCTTCCAACACATCAGCAAGTTTTAAATATAACTCAGAAACTTTATAAACTTCATTCATTAAACGATATCTAGGTTTAGAAACTTTCTGATCGAAATCTCGTTCTCTTTGCACTTCACCAAATAGTTTGCATCCATGCTTACCATCTAGATGAATCACAATAGCAAGAATGTAATCCGCGTGCCATACTCCATTTACGTTAACTCTTTCAGAATCACAACCAACATAGATTTTTGTTTCTTCAGATTGATTTAAAATAAATTCTTTGACTTCTTCTATATTGAGTTTATGATGATACATTTTTCTTTTTAAATTGGTGGGCCCACTAGGAATTGAACCTAGACTCAATCGATTATGAGTCGAACGCTTTACCATTAAGCTATAGGCCCGTGAAATTTATTACTATAACACTAAATTTATTTAATGTCAATGTAATTTTGGTGGGGCTGGAGAGACTCGAACTCTCAAGCCGAAGCGTCTGGGCTTAAACCAGATGTGTTTGCCAATTTCACCACAGCCCCATGTAATAATTCGTTAGCCCTACTATAATTAGCTCCTTTTGGCGTCAATCCAAGTTTTAACAATGCTTGTCTAATATTTTTAGTTGTATTTAATGCTTGCAAAAAATCATCATCAGAAACATATTGATCTTTTCTTTTATGTATGTTTTTCCCTTTCCAAGTTTCGGTAAATGAATGACAGTTAGGACATAATAGTTTCAAATTCTCCTTAACATTATTTTGATTATTCCCGTCTATATGTTCCAATTCTAATGTTATAGGTTTATCCAGCCATTTAGATAAACCACAATTTTCACAATTATGCCCACGTTCATTAATCAAAAATCCTTTATGATTTCCCAATTTACCATATTCGAATTTTGTATTTAAAAATTTATTTTTACTCCAAGCCATTCTTTTTTTAGTCTCTTCTGGTAGATTTTTATATCTCTCTGATCCAGAAATTCTTAAACCATTTTCATATACTTTTTTTGTCGATTCTCTATTTTTAGATTTTATGGCTGGACAAGATTGTGATCTTTGTAAACACATTAAATTTCCCGAACCATTTTTATATGTGGCTACATTCCCACATCCATACGAGCATAAATCAGTAGTAATTATTGGATTTGCTATAAGTTTCATAAAGCGACTCCTGTTAAAACGGTATACTTTATTTATAAAAAAACAAATGTATACCGTTCCACCACTCTCGCATTTTTGTATCATATCACAATGTTTCCGTCGTTGTCAACTTCAATCCAAGTAGAGTCGCCCATGTAGCGAACTCTGCTTATGTATTCGTAATGTTCTGGTGCACCACAAGCCCAATCACTTGGACCATTGATGGTTAATCCAATGACGTTTGTTTGTTTGTTTAAGAATAGCCAATAGCATTGACCATGAAAGACTTGAAAGCTGTATTCAGCAGAATGTACTGCATCAGTAATATACAATCGACGTTTGATTTGTTCTGCTTGCTTTTGAAGCACGTTGACCATTTCCATGATTCGATCATATTCTTGTTGGGCATGCATTCTCGCAACATTAAGCATTAAATCTTTCTGCTGCTTTACTGGAACTAACTCAAACTTTGGTGCACCTGCTTCTGTTGGATACTCTGTGATATTTCTATTCAAGAAGGTGACAAGACTATCTCCAATTTTACTATCAAAACTAGTTCTACCTTTGGATATATTAGACTTGTCACCCATTATCACTCTTGTTCTAGGGGAACGTATTCGTCTTTATGACAACCGCAACTAGGGCAAAGATAAAACATTGGCAAGTCTTCAAACTTACCATCAACTTCTTCATCATGAATATGGTTACACACTTGACATTCGTATTTCATAAAAAAACTCCTAAAAAAATAAAGTGGCGCGGCTGGAGAGATTCGAACTCCCGACAGACCGGGTAGAAGCCGGTTACTCTATCCACTGAGTTACAGCCGCATTGTGAAAACATTATATAACACTAATTCCTGGAAATCAAGTCATCCACGAACTCTATCAATAACTGATGATGTTTGTAGTCATGCCATTTGGATTCTAAATATTGCCAAGGCTCTTCGTACCAATATTTCATACTTTCTGGATGACAACCAATTAAGCCAACTCGCCGTTGTATGATTGCCATCGGATCTCCATTTGCATACCTAGCAATAACATCAAATTTTGATTCGTCGCCTATGATAGCACATCCATCATAGAAAAACATATCTTGTTCAGAACCTTTCCAATTCACTTTTGCTATAGTAGCATATGATCGCTTTATCTCAGCATTGTCTCGTTTGATATATTGCACAACATCCATATCATTCACTATGTCAAAATATCTTGGAGCTGCCCAATACGCACCCATGCATATGCCTAGATAACGTCCACCCCAGAATACATAATCTGCAACTTTGTTTGCAACTTTTCTTTTGAAAAGATGATGATAAGAATTACTGTCGCCAATTCCACCAGGGAATATTACGCAATAGAATTGATTTAGATTTAATTCGCCAGCTAATTCGTTTATGTCAAATACTTGAACTTCATACTTTGAAGATAGTATTGCTGAGATTGCGACACAGCAATCTTGAGAACACTCTGGATGATTAATGAATAGTCCGACTTTCATGGAGCGGGATATCGGAATCGAACCGATGACCGAAGATTGGAAATCTGCTGTTTTGCCATTAAACTAATCCCGCATTCACTTTATGCAATAAGTCTTTTCTGCTTCACTTTCTCTGCTGTTTCTTTTAATACAACTTTTAAATTTTCAACGTTTTTTAAAATCTCTGCTGCATCTTCCCGGACATTTGGATTGAATGCTTTAAAATTATCTCCATGACCAATCAATAGATGACAATCATTGTCCATGCATAGGGTGATTAGATTGCTTTCTTCCAATTCTAATTCTGGATGCAAATGAAATGGCTGAACGTGATGTACATTTAAATGCTCTTTAGAACCACACGCTGCACAAGACGGATGCTTTTTAATAAATTTATGTTGAACAGTAGGCCAATGTGGACTTCTTTCTTGCGTGATTCCTTTGTCTTTATTGTCTAATTTCTTTTGACTCTTTTTTCTCCGCGCGGTTGTTGTCATTTTTATTATCCTTTTTTAATTGTATGCCCCTTGACAGAATCGAACTGCCAATTGATGATTACAAATCAACTGTTATACCATTTAACTAAAAGGGCTTCGAAAACACACACATTGTTGGCTCCCCGACCTGGGATCGAACCAGGGACCGACGGATTAACAGTCCGGCGCTCTACCGCTGAGCTATCAGGGAATGTATAGTATATAGCATTAAAAAAGAACAATTTGGCGGATAGTATAGGATTCGAACCTATGCGCCGATTTCTCAGCGACAGTTTAGCAAACTGCTCCTTTAACCACTCAGGCAACTATCCTCGTCTGGCGGAAGCGGTGAGATTCGAACTCACGGAGCCTTTGCAGACTCTTCAGTTTTCAAGACTGACGGATTAAACCACTCTCCCACGCTTCCTGAAATTGGTTGGTCTACCCGGATTCGAACCGGGAACTCTCAGATTAAAAGTCTGATAATCTGACCAATTGAGTTATAGACCAGTTGTTGGTGCCTCCACCTGGATTTGAACCAGGGACTTCCACCTTATCAAGATGGCACTCTGACCAACTGAGTTATAGAGGCAATTGGCGGTCCCAGCGAGAATCGAACTCGCCTCTACGGCGTGACAAGCCGTTATACTAACCGATATACTATGGAACCAATTATGGTGGATCGTGACAGGATCGAACTGCCGACATTCGCCGTGTAAAGGCGCTACTCTACCTCTGAGTTAACGATCCAAAATTTGGTGGAGGATGGGAGGATGGGAGGATCGAACTCCCACTAAAGGCTTGCAAAGCCCCTGTGCTCCCATTATCACTAATCCCCCAATACTGTTAAAGAACATGGTCGGAGTAGAGAGATTCGAACTCCCGACCCTCTGGTCCCAAACCAGATGCGCTACCAGACTACGCTATACTCCGAAATTTGTCAATGGCTCCGGTGGAGAGAATCGAACTCCCACTAGTGGTTTTGGAGACCACCGCACTGCCATTATACTACACCGGAACAAACCATATGGAAACACACTCCTCTCTTTGTTGTCGCCGCCTAGGTTCGGCTCAGAATGTGTTTCCATATGGTGGGTAGCCAGGGAATCGAACCCCGTTGCCGCTAAGGACCACAGATTTACAGTCTGCTGCATTCACCAATGATGCTCGCTACCCATATTGAAACACACTAATTCTAATGTGCTTGAATATGGTGTCACTCTCCTGACCACTTTTAACGGAGGGGGTAGAGCCTTGAGTGACTTGTCTTAGACAGGCTTTATTCCTGGTTACTAACCATTTTGGTGCCCAAGGTCGGATTCGAACCGACACGACCTTGCTTCTAAGGCAAGTACCTCATACCAATTGGGTTACTTGGGCTTGTTTATATAGTCTTTTTATCTAAATTGATTTTTAATATACTGATTTACCCGATTCGAATCTTCTGCATACATTTCTAATGGAGTCTTCATATCAAATGCTTTGTTTTTAGAAACCCACCACTTTTCAACCAATGATTCTTTTCCAAGTAAAGCCATCAACATTCTATCGTACTTTGCTTTCATTTCAGAATTCATTTACTATACTCCGACATAAACTTCTCTAAGGGAATTTCACGAATTTCCGTTGAGTTAGCCCATCGATCAAAATTAGCAGCTGGTTCTGATACATCAACTACCCATGTACTTCCTGGACCATTACCGCGAAGTCGAAAGTAACGACCATTTCTACTAAAACAACCACAATTATATTTTATAACATTACGCCAATTATCTCGATATGTTAATCCAAATCCATTTCTTTTGAACCAAGTTTTTATATCACTTTTCGACATTTTGCTCACTCCCGAAAATCTTAGACCAGCATTTCAATTTTTGAAGTTTGTTTTCAATTGCACGATCCACTGCTGCACCCTCAATCAATTGGCGTTCAGCCATCAATTCAATCATGCAAAGCAAATCACCGATTTCTTCTTCCAATCGTTCTTTGTTTGTTTGAATTTCTTTTGGGTGTTTTGAGTCAAAACCAAATCGAAACACTTTACTGATTGCTTGTGTCACTTCAGCACATTCTTCCAATGCAATGAGCAACACTTCTTTATCAATTTCATTCATATCATAATCCAGATTGTATAAAACGCTTCACAATGTATTCTTTTGCTTCACTCAAATTTCGCACATTCACATTATGCGCTTCGTCGTTTAGCTTGTATCGAATATTAATCTTTCCTGCTGAATAAATTACAACTGCGCCATAAAAATATTTGTTCTGTCCAAACGGAACTACATAAGCATCCTTGTCTTCGAACCTACGCTTGTAGTATGTACCAGCACCATTGATTTTGTCAAGAGAACCAAAGCGGATAGTATCCAACAACTCTGATGCAATTGATTCTCTTGGGCCCATACCAGGTTTAAATGACTGCATAAAAATCACCGTGTTTATGTTTAGGGTTCTTTTTACGCTTATCGCCAACAACCCGCATACGATACTTAGGACTTCTGAGATCCTTAGAAACTAAGTTTCTAGGTTTACCAGAAGCTGGAATTTTAAAATTCATCACCATAATGTCCATAATCCTCGTCGGTTCCCCAACCAATAGATGCTAGTGCATTAGCATCTGCTTCAGCATCGGAGAGAAAAGTTTCTTCCTCAAAAAAGATTTCTTCTTCCAAATCAGTCTTTATCGATTCAACCCAATCAAGAGGCACACAGAACTTTGCTGCTACCTCTTCGACAGTATACTCTGCTTCAAGCATTTCCACAATGTCTGACCACAATTCTTTCATCTTACTCATTTCTTCAATTCCTATTTAAGCACCAGTCCAAGCAACTTGACCGAAGTCCCGAGCCATCGTGTTACCGCGAGCAAAATTCTTCGCAGGAGCATTCCAGCCAGCAGCCTTGAGAATGTCACCTTTAGTAAACTTACCCATGTCACGCAAACAAACAAACGAATGGACGCTACGCGATCCGCCGTTAGTCGTAATGATCTTAGCAAACTTGGTGCCGTACTCAATCGAAAGACCCATGCAAAACTGGATGCAACCTTGCTGTTTCCAAGGATCGTTATCTTCTGGTTTCACCCACTGAATGTAGTTCATACGGATGTGATCAAGATACTCTTCAAGGCCGTCGATTTTGAATTCGTTTGTCATCATTTCTTCCTGTTTATTCCCTACCACAAGATCCATTCTACGCTGGTTTGGGTTTACTGTCAAGGCTTTTCTCGGTGTCGTATTTTTACTACGGTTCAACCGAGGGTCTTGACAGAGCCGCCAACGGCAACCCCACACAAGACTAGAGCAACAAAACCAACCATCACAACTGCTAAAAACGTAATCATCTCAAACTCCTATCAATTTCTCTCTCACCACAAGATCTATTATACTCTGATCGCGGCAAAAGTCAAGGCTTTTCTTGGTGTCGTTTTTTCGCAACAATTCAAAAGGTGTTTAGGCTGGGCACTAGTTCAGCAATCAACTGACGCTCGCGCTGGTGTGCTGGCTTGCGTCCACGCACAATTTCGACAACCTCATACTTCCAGTCGCATTGTGCTAGTTCGCGGATTGCTACACACATAGCCCAGTCTTTGTTCTCACACTTTGCTCGGCTCACATGCTTCTGCCACCGTACTTTGACGGCGCGGAGGAATGCTCGTCCTGTTGCTACGGTGATACCGATGTAGGTGTCGCCCGTGTCTACGCAAGTCACGCGGTAGACCACGTGGTTTCTGTCTGATCGTTTCTTTCTTTCCATACATACAAGTATACGCTGATCTCCAGGAAAGTCAAGGACTTCCTGGGTGTTGCGAAAAAACGACACTTTTGTGTTGCTAAAAAGCAACAAGTATGGATTTGTTTTAATTACTCCGCAAAGTCTTCGTATTCGTCCCATTCATCTTCACGGATATTGTTGGGATCAATAAACTTTGTCTGATGCTTGAACTTTGTTTTTTGTTTTTTTGATTCGTTCAATCTAGGCTTTCCATGTGAACGACCATCTTCGTTCTCATAAAAGTCCCTAAAGCCGCTATACTTTTTATTTGTCTTGGACATGGCGTTACTTTGATTCTCCAACAAAAAGTTCTGGTAGTGCTTCCTCGACTAATTTTCGAGTGATGCCTTTGTAAGTTAGTTTTTTATTCTTGACCATAAGAACTAGCTTTGCCTCTTCTGGAGAAACTGTTTCCAACAATTCAATGAAAAGTTTTTCTCGTTTGATTGTATTCAGATTGCTTTCTTTAAAGAAATACTGAAACTTTCGCATTTCCCTAGGCAATCGATTGTGACCCATGTTTTCTGGAGTTTCCATTTCTTTGTATGGAGGATCTCCTTCAGGCAAATCAAATTTAACGTCTTTATGATATGCGTACTTCAAAAGAGTTTTCAAGTCAGGTGTTAAGTTTGCAATCTGCTTTAAAGCATTCGTCCTCTTTTCTGTCGGTAATCCAGATACATGGATTAACAACTCTGGCAATGTCATCTTACTAATGTCCATCAAAATTCCTGTATGTGATCCATGAGCATTTTCATGCGATGTTGAATAAAATAATTAAAAATCTTCTCTCTTCCACGCTTTGGAGTAGTCTCGTATGTATCTATGATTTTGCTTTGATATTCATCGGGAATCTTTGATAGATCGATTAGGAGTTCATTCCGTCGATAATTCCGCAATGTGATTTCATTACAAAATGATTCTGGTTCTTGAGTCAACCAAGTATTTAGTTTTTTCTCTGTTACAGGCTTCTGACGGGCTTCGCTAACGAATGTATCATCTGATGATAGAAAATTAGGAATACCGTCAGAACGATCACCTTTAATGATATGTTCTTTTAGAAACTCCGACGGACTATTAGTTCTAAGAAACTTCTTCGCCATTGGGCTATATTGCTCGACATTGACAAACTTTTGCAATTGTAAAAAATCTTTGTCTGAAGATAGAATGAGTATATTCTCTGTCGCGTCGTTTTTGATGTATGTACCATACTTATGGCAGAGTGTTGCGATAACATCATCTGCTTCGGTTTTATCAACCTGGACAACTTTATATGGAAAGTATTCCTTGATTTCATCTCTGACTCGATTAAGGGTTTCGAATATTAGATTCCAATCAAACGGTGATGCTTCTCGGTCTTTCTTGCGACTTGCTTTATAGTATGGAAAAAAGTCTCGGCGCCAATAACCTTTGTCATCACAACAAATCGTTATGTCGCCATACTTTTCTTTGAATTTAACATTGTACATGCGAATGCTATTTAGCACCATGTGCCTTATCAAATTCTCGTCAATCGCATTTGATGCATTTGAATTCACTTGCATCATCAGGTTAGAAATCATAACCTGATTCATATCAATCAGAATCATAGCATTCCTTCAAGAAACTCTTTTAGTTCTTGCTTGTGCTTTTTTTCAAGATCGGTTGCAATGCCGAATTTGATTTCAGCATTCAACCACACAATCCACTTTTCAATCAACTCTTTGTTGTCCATGATATATTCTTCCATTTCTTACGCTACCCTAACGATGATGGTATCAGAGTTTAGGCGACCTGTCAACAACGATTCCTTCGTGGAGAGTTCGCTCAGAATTTTCTTGAGTTTGATTTTACCAGCTTCAAGAAGTTCTTTGATCGTCACCTCAGGCTTTCGCAGTCGCTTGCCAATTGACGTTTCGACATTGAAGTTTTGTAGTGTGCTACCTTTGACCGTCAAGCCTTTTGCATTCTCTGCATTGTACACACCAAGCAATTTTGTCTTAGTATTGTAAGCCCACACTTGACTTGCTCCAATGATCTTTTCTGGTGCAATCGACTTCAATCCTAACTCTGCAAATTCTTGTAAGTAATTGAGTTTTGCAACAACTACAGATGCTGGCTTTTCTTTTACAGTACGCTTCTTGCGAATTGGCTTGTTTGCAACTGCACTACGATTTGTTTCTGAAACCAAGGAATCGTAGAATTCTTTCACCTTACGCAATTGAACCTTAGTAAAGTTCGAATAGCCTTCTTTGATATCAGCATCAGTAGAGTTCATCACATCTTCGAATTCTTTAGCTTTTCGAATGAAGAATTCGCACATGCGATTCAGTACAACAGTAGAGAGATTCTTCCCTTTAAAGTATGCACTAACATCAACTGATGATTTACATCCATTAGTAATGAAGTCATCAACGAGTCCTTCGACTTCACCAACTTCATCTTCTGCTTTTTCTTTAATCCGATCTTGAATCGATACAGTATGCACTGGCGCAACTGGTTGTACAGCAACTACTGTATCTTTAACTTGTTTCTTTGCAGATGCGAGAATCGATTTGAATTCTTTAACGAACCGCTCTTTCACCTCTGGAGGCGGAACATAGCCCATGCATAGCATCCGAGCAATCCAACCAACTTGATTGGGAATTTTACCTTCAGCAATGATCAATGCAATTTCATCTTTTGGTCGATTTACACTTGTCATGTAATCGACCAGAAAATTCTTTGCTTGCTTGTTATCACAAAAATAGTTATACCAAGTCAATGCTCGCATTAGATCAATGCGCTCATAGGTTTGACCAGCTACCCAAGTTGGTTCTTTACCAATTTGGGTTGCATCAGCACCAGGATTAACTTTAGTAAATTTCATAGTGTATATCAACCACCAATGTTAAATGAAACCGAACGAATAGCATCATAGCGAAACGCTCGCCATTCTTTCTTTTCTAAGTCTACAACAGCAATCGATTCTTGAGGCACAGCTCGCTTTGGAGCATCCTCAGCTTTCTTTGCAAACAGATTCGTTGGAATTAGATTCTCTTGCAATGTGCAAGTCATCTTACGAACCGATCCATCTTTCTTTAAAAATTCTACAACGACTTCGCCATGTTTCAATTGCGCTTTAAGCCAATCGCGGAATACTTGTTTCTCGGATTCGTTTGCAACCAGGTAATATGAGCCATCATTCTTCATCAAGTTCTCCATAAAATATTCACCTCATCAGTATAGTATCACGCTCCGCTTTCGCTGTCAACCCCACGTTCTCCGGGAGACGGCTGCTTAACGTGGACGTTCAGATATTCAAACAACTCCCGCACACCACCAATATACTCTAGTCCGTCGTAAATGTGTGGCAAATGATTTGTGTCTGGAATCAATCTTAGCAATTGCTGCAACGTATAGTCTTCACCCAGAATAAAAACTTTGTAAGGTCTTCTACACATTGATAATATCATTTCGACATTATTTGTCGCTTTGCTATTGTATGCTCCGTAGACATAAAACATATATCTATTTTCCTCGAACGTCTTTCACAATTGCACCAACTATAAAACTCAACCAAGACATTGCAGCAATTGATTCAAATTCAATAGGAATCGAAGTTCCAAATATAACGTTAATCGAAAAAATTGTTATCGTTGAAACAATAATGCTTAGTGAAGCAAATCCTAAAATCAATCCAATTGCTGCGCCCCAACTATCAATTTTCATATTTTCACCTTTTGTCATGCTAAAACCTCTAGTGCGTTGTTGTAATGTGCAAGTCTATCTTCTAAGCCTATGTAGCCACCATTGATTCTCTTTGTCATTGTCTTTATGTCGCCAGAGTCGGCTAATGCATTTAGATGACTAGCATTCCAGAACCAACATGCAGAGTGTATTGCATAGTGTGGCTCTAGCAACAAGTCTGGGTTCTCTAGTAAATGTGTTTCATCTTCAAATAATGCAATAGAACATTTAGAGTAATTGTTTTTTCCAGTAATTTGTACGATACCGCGACCACGATACATGTAGCCGTCACCAGAGTCTTCGTCGCCATTACCCATCCGATTTGCATAAACTCTATTTGCAATCATCTCTGGTTTTCTTGCATATTGCTTTGCAAGTTCTGCTGTTGGAAAGTATTTACCGAAAATCTTTTTTAGTCCGTCTGCAGAGTAATTTAGATTTTCTTGTAGAACTGTGAATCCTGCTGATTCGTGTCCACATTGTGCAATGAATGCTGCAACTCTATTTGGTGTATCAATTTCATATTGAGGTAACACATCCAATAACTGCTCATGCCACTCTTGTAAGTTTTTTACTTTTGGTAGCAACTGTTTTGTAACATCTTCTGTTAGAAACTCCATGATCTTTTTCCCCTAATAAATAATAGACTATTCTTTAAAAGGAAGAATCATGTCAACAGTTTCTGAACTAAAAACATTTATAGATTGGATTCAAATTTCGAAACGAGATTTTGTTCAAAAATTTATTCCAGGAAATGCAAACAAGGTGTTTTTAGAGAGTCTCATCAACGCAGAAAATGATTTTAATAATAAATGGATTGACGCTTCCTATCAATTATTTATAGATTCCAGAAAGTCTTATTAATCCCATAGACCTTCGTAGTATTTCCCAAAGAGTCGATATCCGTTTCTGTTTCGTTCGGAGTGCGCTTTAAGTGCTTCCCAATCTGTTTTCATAGTATGATTAGGACCTTCTACCATTTTTGAAATATTTGGATCAGATTCTTCTTTGACGAAAATATAATTACATTCGCCAGTAGAGTATTGATCTTCCCAATCTTGATTCAACTTGCATTCAAATGCTTGAATCATTTCATCAAGAACCCAATCCCAACGCTTGAAATGATTGTCATCAATACCATAGTCATCTTCTTTTTTGGGTACTGCTGTGCTTCGTAATTCTTCTGGAACGTCTTCATCATCAACAAATGGAGCGCCATTCTTAGTATCTTTTAATTGCTTGAGCATTGGAAGAATGATCTGTGCAAGTGTGCTATCCATTGACCAAGTATCCCACTTGTCAATCTTTATATAATTAATTTTTGGATGCAAAAAATCTAAAAACTTTAGAAGTGCTTTGCTTGCTGGTTCAAGTCTATTAGACCATTTGACAATCATTGGATCATCGTAATCGATTTCTTTTTTCCAAAAGAAAACCTTCTCCAAAATTGTGTATGGAGATAGCCAATGATCGCGATAATTATTAATATAAACTTTCATTCTTTATCTTCCCAAGGAGTATAGAATGCTTTCACTTTCATATCATCATTCCAATTACTTGCATATTCATTGTCCGTATCGCATAGCGTCATTGCTTCTTTTCTAGAAACAACTCGATGACTAACAATTGTCTCACCCAAATGCTCTTGACTAAATTCTTTAGCTTCATTGCAAGTTACTGTATCAAGTGCCCATAGAGATTTGTCGTTTCCTTGTTCATCTGTGCCGACAGGAACTTCTACCATGTACCTTTGTCGAAACATAGAAACAGTTTCAACAAGAACTAATTGAGTTTCTTCAACTTTTTTCATAGTCCAACTCCCATCTTTATTATCAATCCATTGAATTGTGTCGCCGATTTTCCAACCCAATCCGTCAAAAATCTCATCAGAAAGCGGAAGAATTAAGTCTCCTGTTTCTGGATCTTTTATGAGTTCAACTATCATGGTACATTCTCCAAGGAAAAAAGTCAAAAATCAGAAAATCATTCTTACCAAGCCTGTGGCGTCAATGGTGACAAGCAGAAGGTAGTTAGCGAGCATACCAAATGAGCGGCGAGACCAAGAACACCAGGCATAGATAGCACAACCAGTAATCCAAGCGGGATAAAGAGCCATAAGTGGAGGGTTTGGTACTGTTCCAGCCATCGTAGCAGCACACCCAATACTAAGAGCCCAAGCAAGTAACTCCATAACAAACCTAACACGATTTGATTTGTAATCATCTCTGATCCAGTTTATTGTAGGTCCGAAAATGTTATTCATAGCAATCAATCTAAATGAAATACTCTTGGATGATCAATTAAAATTCGTTCTCTTAAACCATGCCAACGTTTATATGTGTCTATGTCTTTAGTCTCTATAGACTGTCTTTTCAAATGATTTAGTGTTTCTAATACACTTTCAAACTCAGGAACTTGATATACAGAGTAATCATAAGGATTGCTATAAACCTTATACTCTTTATTTAGATGAAGAAAGGTAGAAAACAATCTTTCAACAATGAATGGAAACATCGTCAATTCTTTGTCTCTGCTATAGTTTGCTGATGAACCATATATTCTAGCATCTTCACCAGTCAAATCTTCAAGTCTGGATTTCATATCATCTAGAAAGTCTAAGTAATCGCGCCAGAACACTTTTTTAGCAACAAAATAACTTGAATAGCAAACATTGCTTCCCATTACTTCATTTAAAACTTTTGTGTCATATCCAGCAGCTTTCAATGCTGATTCAGTCACTCGCTGAATTCCTTTGTGAAAGACTTCACCATGCTCCCACACGTTATGCGTCAATGCATCTACAACTCTAGCATGATTGAAAACGTAAACATGATATCCGGGATTGTTATCAATCGCATTAGTAATTGTTTCAGCACTAAACCTTAGCTTCTCTTGCCATCTTGGACCAAACACACCAAATGCATCTAGTCCCTTCGCATGGCCTTCTTCATAAATTCTTTTAAATGATTGATACTCTCTCAACTCAGGATGAAGATTCTCTGTATTGTCGAATGGAGTAAACAAAGGATCAACTCTTTCGATTTGATCCTTCTCAAAACAAATTTGAAAAACTTTGTAGTTCAATCTGAAATCCTCACGCCATTGGGTGCAATATTACCATCAAGACCTAGCTTACCAATATTCTCAATTAGAGACAGATCCAAATGATGGAATAGCAAATGCTCAATATCAATATAACCTTTTTTCGCAAGCTGATCATTCATATGCTGAAACATGTCAACATAAATGTCCCGAATGTACGGCAATAGAAATGCATCAAAACTCCAAAGCCGTGACATATACTGTAGAGTCACTCCACCAGTTGTGTCTGGACTAAATTGACTAGTGAATGGACCACGAATGATAATCTTATCTTTAGCATCCATGTGCTTTTGATAATTAAAAGTATCATTCAAAGTATAACGACCAGACATTTTAAAGATTCGTTTATATTTCTCTCGCCAACCTTCTTCAGCAACTCTATCGTAAAATGATCCATACATGACTAGTTCAATCATGTTCTTTACGATATCGTGATTAGGAATGCTTTGAATCTGTTTAACAATCTCTTCTTCACTAAACGTGTAGAATTCGTCAATGTAATCTACAAGTTCAGCTTTCTCTTCAGAAGTTAAATCTTTGTATCCGCCATCAAGAATGATGATTTTAGTATCACACCTTTCGCGAATTGATTTACAAGTTTCAATCGTTTGTTTGAATCTTGTTTCTGTGTCATAGACTCCATGCTTTGCATGAATTGCTGATGACACTAGAAAAACACTTTCAGGATTGCTTTGGCTTTTTTGCTGGTCGCTTTGTTGCTGGAGCGACTGGTCCGTCGTTTGTAGGTTGTTTGTCTGCAACTGGTTCTGGTTTAACGTCATCTTTTTTCACCTTAGTTTTATTAGCAGACTTCTCTGCCTTTTTACCTTTCAATCGTTTAATTACTTCTTCACCGCTCATCCAGATATCTTTGTTGTTCAATATGGACTTGATTTCTTCTTCGGTTAAGAATCCTTCATATGATCCGCGTAAAATCTTTTCAGACCACTTGCGTTCGTGCGTAATGTTGTCGTACATTTCACCACCCTTACCCATAGTGATACCAGAGTAATTGTGAAACATGAACATGGAATGTTCTGAGATTTCATGTGTATCTGCTGGTAAGAATATCATAGTTGCTGCAGACATGCAAGCGCCTTCTACGGAACAAATCACATGTGCTTGCGTTTCTCCAAGAACTCTCAAAAATTGAATTGCGGTAAACAGATCGCCGCCTTGAGAATTGATGTGAATTTTAACAATGTCCATCTGAGATGCATTTCGAATAGTTTCGAACCATTCGATATAATCTTCTGGACTAGTGATTTGACCAGTAAGATAGAATGTATATAATTGCGCTACTGCTTTTGGCTGTCTGGCTTTTTTGTTGTCGTTAAAATTAAAAATTGAAACGGGTTTATCATCTTCCATAATGTACCTTATTGTAGTGTGTTATCATTCAAACCATATTTACATATGTAGTATGCATCTATTAAATCTGATGATGGATTCCATTGCTTATCGGTCATATTAAATAATTGTTTTAGTTTCACCTCATTCTGTTCTTCAAACACTTCTTGCATACGCTCTTTGTTAGCATTTCCTTTTCCGCTTGCAAATTTCTTAATGACTGTTGGCGGAATCGTTTGAAATGGAATTCCAAAACTCCACATGCGATATTTCAAAACTCCTGTGTTCTCTGCAATGTGAAACACTCGACCCTTTGATCCCATAGAATAGTCTTCCATGTATACTTTGTCAACTTCATTCTCCATTATTCTATCAAGAAAATAACTGGAGATTGTATCATATCTCTGCATTTCGTTGTCGTATTCGAAAAGCATTCCATGAATATTTTCTGAATCTATTTCATACTTCTTACTTTGTGTAAGAAAATAGAATGTACAATTATCAAATGAAAATTCTCCAGATTCTGTATTGTAAACACACAATGCTGGAGAAGTCATCGAATAGTCGATTCCAGCAACAATCAATTATCTTCCCAGTCTTCAGAATTATCTTTAAAAGATTCTTCAACTAGTTTTTCCCAATCCTCTTCGTCTTCATCAAAGTCTAATTCTTCTTGACTATCGACAGCATTATTTTTATCTAAATCTGATCCACAAAATGAACATACTGTTGGCGGATCTCTAAATTCATCTCCCATCGGAACTAACTTATATTCCGTATCACATGATTCGCAAAAAACTATAAAATTTGACATATGTGTCCCTCTATTCGTAAGTAACTATGTTGGTGTCACCTAAAGCCCATTTTGAATTTTGTTCGACAATATATTTCTTAGTGCAAACTTTAAAGTCTGGAAAACTCAATTCTTTAGGATTCGAAGCTGCATCCAAAAATATTGTACGATTATTTGGTTGTGCCGCATATTGCCCATTATCTAGTTCGATAAAATTAAAAGACTTGTGGTCTTCAGGCCATTCTGCGTATGTAGTATCTAAAATATTTGAATCTGGAGCACCATTATCTACCGTGAATAGATATCCACCACTATGCCACTCTTTGTTCTTTGCGTAAAACTTTGCTGTCAAATTTGAAAGAAATGATTTCTTAATCACAGTAATATCGTGACTAAAGCAATCCCAAATCTGAAGATAATCTAAAGGAAGAAACTTCTTAGCATCTAAATTCTTATTTCGCGAAACGTATGCATGAAGAGGCAACTTATCATATAGCGCACCATATCTTGGAAGATATGCTTCTATACGAAATGCTTGTCCGCGAATTGATTTGATTGAAACCCAAATGCAAGGCTCGTATTCAAAAAATCCTTTTTCAAAGTCATAAAGAAATTCTTTCCTAACATAACAATGTACTGGAGGAAGATTTGCTACGAGAAATGCCATATTATTCCTTAATTACTTTTAAGTTTAGAACAAAATTTTCTACAACTAATTTTGTAATTGTTGCAAGCATTGCTACTTGATTTTCAATTTGCCATGGCTCATTGAATTTTTCTAGAATAGATGCACCAATCAAACGATATGCATCTTCTTCATTAATAGTTAGCATTCCCCAATCGATCGGATCTTCCATTTCGATTTCTTTTGCTAAAGTCACAAGTGTTTCAAGTGTAATCATGCTGCTTTGCCCCATACGTCATCCCATTTACCGCTCAATGCACCCTTTGCATAGTCGGTAGCACGGTTTTCAAAAAAGTTAGTGTGTGTTGGTGCATTAATCATTTCTTCAACCCATGGTAAAGGATTCTTTTTACGTTTAAAGATTCCTTTCATGCCAAGTGAAATAAGTCTACGATCAGCAATGTATCTAATATATTCTTTAACGTCTTCTGAAGATAAGTTCTCCATCGGACCCATGCTAAATGCTAAATCAATAAACTTATCTTCTAGCTGAACCATTTTCTCTGCGATAGTATATATCTCTGATTTTAATTCATCAACCCAAATTTCTCTGTTTTCTTCAATGTAAGTTCTAAACAATTTAATCATAGACTCAGCGTGTTGTGTTTCATCAACAATCGACCATGTAATGATTTGTCCCATGCCTTTCATCTTTCCATGTCTAGGAAAATTTAATAGCATAATGAACGAAGAGAACAATTGCATACCTTCTGTGAATGCAGAAAACACAGCAATGTGCTTTGCGATAGATCCTTTGTTTCCATTCTTTGATGAAATATCTAAAATATATTCGTGCTTCTCGCGCATTTGTTGATACTCTAGAAACTCACTATAAGTTGTTTCTGGTAGTCCTAGTGTTTCAATCAAATGTGAATATGCAGCAACGTGTAATGCTTCTCTTGCTGCGAAGCCAAGCAACATCATTCTTACTTCTGGTTGAGGAAAATATGGCAAATAATTCCCAACATAACCACCAGCAACGTCAATGTCGCCTTGCGTGAAAAATCGAAATATATGTGTAAGAAATGACTTTTCTTGTTCTGTTAGCTTCTTCTTCCAATCTTTTACGTCTTCTGCCATTGGAACCTCGGTATGCAACCAATGCGACTGCTCATGCTTTAGCCATGCGTCATATGCCCAAGGATAATTAAATGGTTTAAATTCATCTCTTCCCAACATTACGTTTTTTAACTTTGACATTTTATCTCGCTCTAATTAAGTTATCTTTAAAAATATCCCAGCAACTCTTCCAAGTCCATCTCTTTGAAGACTCTTGTACTTTAACTCTATTTAAATACAAACAGCCTTCAATGCATTCGTATAAACTATTTCCCACATATCCATTCACACTATTTAAAATAATATCTTTTGGTCCAGTAACATCATATGCTGCAACTGGTGTACCAAGACTCATTGCTTCAATCATTACTATTCCAAATGTATCGTTTCTACTTGGAAAACAAAATACATCTGCAGATGCGTAATGATTAGCTAATTCGACTCCAATCTTATATCCAACAAATTCTACTCTAGAATATCTCTTCTCTAATTCTTTTCTATATGGCCCATCACCAACAATGACAATATTAAATTCATTTTCATATTGGCAAAGATCGTCTAAATTCTTTTCTTTTGAAACTCTACCAACATAAAGAACTTTTGGAACAATTTGTTTCAGATGTCTTACGCTTGGATTCAACTGTTCTCTATTTACACCTCTAGTCCATGGGATTATATCAGATCTAAAGCCTCTTGTCTTTAATTCATCAACCATAGAATTTGTGGTAGTTAAGACTCTACCAGAATGTTTATGAAACCATCTAACATAACGATAGGTTAATTTTGTGGGTATCTTATATATCGTATTCAGAAACTCTGGAAACTTCGTATGATAGCTTGTATTATAAAAGTATCCATTTCTGTCGCACCAAATTCTTGCTGCTAAACCTACGGGCCCTTCCGTAGCAATGTGAATGTGATCTGGATTAATCTCTTCAATTCTTTTTCCGATTCCTCTAGGCCAAGCGATTTTAACTTCAGCATAACCAGGACAATTAATATAATGGAACTGCCCGGGATCAATATAAACAAAATCGTACCCATCAGAATCAGCGCATATTTCAATATTGTTAAAAGTCGAGACAACCCCATTTATTTGATCCTTTAGATTGTCTGTGACAATTAAGATTTTTTTACGCATTTACCTTCTACCTTAAATGTATCAAATTTTAACCAATATTTTAAAGTGCTTAAACTATGTTCACATGATTCTTTTGTTTCAAATTCTAAAGATAATCTACCAGGTATGTCATTCGGATTCGTCGAGTGTACCGCTATCAATAGTAGTAACCACATTTGAGTCTCCTTTAGTATATGTTAAGATTTCCCATCTTCCATCTACATGTTCAACTAATGCAGTCAATGATTCAACCCAGTCACCATCATTCATATAGATTATACCATCTATTGTTTTAATCTCTGCATGATGTATATGCCCACATATAACGCCATCGAATCCACGTTTCTTGCAATACTCTGCTAAATTTCTTTCGAATTGAAAGATAAAGTCTACTGCTTTCTTTACTCTATGCTTAAGGTATTTGCTAAGACTAAAGTACCCAAAACCAAGACGATGGCGTATCCAATTGTATTTGCTATTAATCGATAAAATAAAGTCATATGCTTTATCCCCTAAAAATGCTAGCCAAGGTGCAAGTCTAGTAATACCATCAAATAGATCACCATGAGTTACTAGATATCTTTTACCATCAACACCTAGATGTTCATATTGATTATGAATCTCGATACGACCAAATGCAAGTTTATATTGCATGAATGGACGTAAGAATTCATCATGATTACCAGCAATGTAAATTACTTTACTGCCATCTTTGCTATAGTTTAAAAATCTACGAATTACATTAGAGTGACTTTGTTTCCAATGTAATTTGTTTTGTTGTATTTTCCATCCATCAATGATATCACCAACAAGATATAATGTATCACAACTATTTTTTTTTAGAAAATTGTTTAGTCTATCAGCCTTACATTCTTTAGATCCCAAATGAACATCAGATATGAAGATTGATTTGTAATGCATTTTACTCCTTTGTTACCAGTGATGCCATGCGTTGAGTATGATATGTATGCAGGTGATCATTTCGACTATGCGAAATAACCACCATATGTAAACATTATTCATTTACCCCTCACATGCTAAACAAGTATCTCCTTCAATAAGTGCTTTCATATCTAATTCTTTGATTGCTTCACGTTCGATTCGTTTTGCAACTTTGTCTGCTTTACCGATCTTCTCAGAACGACAATAGTAAAGCGTCTTTAAACCTTGCTTCCATGCTTGAAAGTGTACAGCATGTAAATATTTGATATTAACATCTGGTCTAAAGAATAGATTCAATGATTGTGCTTGATCTATGTATTCTTGTCTATCTGCAGCATGACTGACTAGCCAACGCTGATCAATCTCCATAGAAGTCTTGAATACATCCTTTGTCCAATCATCCATCCATGTCAAATGTTGACAAGATCCATCATTTGCAATAATGCTCGACCATATTTCATTATATTCATCACCACTAATTGAAGCATTGTCATTTCCGTGCTGAAGATATTTTTCGATAACTCTATTCAACCATTTATTCTTATTTAACGAAGATCCCGAAAGAGTATCTTGCCGATAAGCATTAGCCCGATAAGGCTCAATACTAGGGCTAGTGTTCCCCATAATGATGGAAGAACTAGCATTAGGAGCAATGGCCATAAGATGACTAAATCGTAAGCCAGTACCAACGGCGTCAGGCGCTTCACCTCGTATTTTGCCCAATTCAAGATTTGCATTGTTTAATCCTTCTCTAATGTGTTTAAAAATTTGTCTATTTCTTCCTACTGCGAGTGCTGATTCGAACGGTGTGTTATTTCGTTGTAAATAAGCATGGAAGCCAAGAGCACCGATGCCAATACTCCGCTCACGACTGGCAGAGAACCTTGCACGTTCCACGGCTGTAGGCGCATTATCAATGAAATACTGAAGAACATTGTCAAGCATTTCAGCAATATCACGCAAGAAAGTTGGATGGTCTTTCCATTCATCAAAATACTCCAAATTAACAGATGATAAGCAACACACGGCAGTTCTAGTTCTATCTGTAGCTAGAATAATTTCTGAGCATAGATTACTTTGTTTGATTGACAAGCCTAAGTCTTTTTGAAACTGTGGCATTGCTCTATTGCTTGCGTCAATGAAGTGTAGATAAGGCTCACCAGTTTGCATACGAATATCAAGAATGCGCTGCCACAAGTCTTTAGCAGAAACTACTTCTCGCACCTCATTGCTATGTGGATCACGCAATTCCCAAGAATCATCAAAGTTCTTATCCAGCATTGAATTTTCAATGATCTTCATGAATGCGTCTGGAATATTGATTCCATGATGTAGATTCAAGCAACGAAGATTAGGATCGCCCGTAGGCTTTCTCATTTCAAGAAATAGAAGAATGTCAGGATGAGAAATATCAAGGTATGTAGCGTAACTACCGCGACGAGTCCTACCTTGTCTATAAGCGAGAGATGATGCGTCATATGTGCGAAGGTGTGGCATGACTCCAACCGACTTATCATCCGAACTACGAATGCCGATACCAATTCCAACTCCACCTCCTAGCATTGAAAGCCAATTCACCTCAGCAAGACAGTCTACCAATCCTTCTGCACTATCATGTAGGAACGGAAGAAAGCAGCTGATAGGCAAGCCACGCCTAGAGCGACCAAAACTAAGAATGGGAGTAGAATAACTAAGCCAATGCCTGCTAGAATAATCGTACAGACGCTGAGCATGATCTTTATTCGATCCAAAAGCGTTTGAAACATATGCAAATCTCTCCTGTGGTGACACTTCATCTTCTCGCATGTACGATTCTTTGAGTCTCTTAATTCCCAATTCATCAAAGAGCGAGTCTCTACTATAGTCTAAAACAATTTCATTTTTCATTCAACCCTCTCTTATACTTTTAATTATTGGAAATACTTTTGCAATTACTTCTGCACATGCTCTTGCAATTTCTGCGTGTTCAAGCTGTGTTCCATTTCCATCTCTGAGTTCGATGTAGTGGATCCAAGATCTAAGTGTTCCGTTGACGTAGAGTCTTGAGAGCGTGTTTCCTTCAGGAAGAACCACTCGCGCCTGCTCCTTTGCGATGCCATTACTAATCGCCCAACTGTACGCATTGATAGCCTCTCTAATTACATTATCTTGAAGTTTATTCCACTGCTTCTGTAACTCAGCATCATCAGTCTTTATGCTATTCTGTCTATTTTTTACGTCTTGGAGTCTAGCTTCTCTAAGTACGAAATTGAGTTCCTTAGTTGGGTCAGCATATCGCTGGCTAAATTCTTGGAACGAGAAACTTCTGTGTCGCAGGAGCTGTCTTGCAATGTCTCTTGTAGTTTCGATTTCGAGACAAACTGAGACCATTTCGAGTGGGCTCCAGTGCTTGTTTCGTATGAGGTATTTGATGAGTTTTTCTGAAGTGTCGCTATTGGACTGATTGCTTGGATTCGATACTCGCGCACAATACGCAACGAGTTCTTGTAGGTTGGGTAGTTCAAATTCAACTCCGTCTAATTTATCAGGATCAACTGCTTGCTGCGAATAACTAACTAATTTTACTGTCATACCATTCTCCATTCATTATAACACAATAATGCTTCCGCGTTCTGAAAAGTATTTTTATTTATTGTATTGAGGATCTCTTCCTCACTCTTCCCAGCTAGTACCATCTCATTAATATCTTTTTCTTTAAAAGATTTGGGCCAGATACAGATTTTTGCTGAAGCATCAATAGCACTTTTCATTTCTCTAACGATCTCTTTGTTTCTTGGTTCATTGTCATAGATTAGAACAATGTTCTCATTTGAATCCATGACTTTGATTGCATACTTTAGATTTGAGTTTCCAACGGCAACAGCATTTGGAAGAAACAAACTATCAATAGCACCTTCGGTAACGTATATAGAATCATTTTTATTGATGTGATTCATATTGAATAGCATCGGCAATTCATCTTTGATTCTCAATACAAGATATCTTTGCTTTTCACCACGAATACCACGACAAGATAAGCCAACCAATTCATTTTCACCATCATAGAATGGAAAAACAATTCTTGGCTCTTCGGTTACAATCTTCGATTCATACTCTGGCGAAAACGATTTGAGTTTTTGTACATTGTCAACAAAATACAATTCACTAAATTTTGCTTTAGGAATTCTTCGCTTGTTTGCATAAACAATAGCTTCATGCATAGAATCAAGTTCAGACAAAGGAATAAGAATGCCTTTAAAGTTTTCAGACTTGTTACTTCCAAACTTTACTGGCTTAAATACGAATCCGTGCTCTTTGTGTGGCTTTCTTCCAGTCTCGCCTTCTTTATATCGCTCTAAGCAATATTCTTTGTAAAGATTTGGATCTACAGCTTTAATTAGATTACCTAGAGTAGTGCTTGCAGAACAATTATGGCATTTGTAAAACATGCCACCCTTTTGCGCGAATATGTATCCGCGAGCCTTTGTTCTATTTGTTTGGGAGTCTCCGCAAATTGGACAGCGGAAGTTATATAGATAATCGCTTTTACGAACGAATTTATCTAAACGAACGGAAATACATCCGATGTATTTGTGATCGATCCACATGCTCATAATATTGTCTGCGCTCTGTTACAAGTATCTTACAGTATAGCGCATCTTGAGAGGAGAGTCAAGTCAATGGAAAAGTTTCGCTAACCCTTCAAGTTTTAGTTGCGACACGATCCAGACAGCAACCCCAATTCCTCCAGCAACCATCCAACGCCACTCTAGTAGCTTCTTGAATTCGCCATCTTCTTTTTTGTTATGTTCGCTAATATCATTTCGCAAGGACTTGATTTCGTCCATGATTCTACGTTCAGTCAGTTCAACCTTATCCGACAATTCTCTACTAATTGTGGTAATTCTTGAGTGCAATTCTTTTACATCCGTGTTGGTGTCTGACTTTCGTTTTTCCATATCTTGGTATATTTGTGCGATCATCTTGTCGTTATTATCAACAAGTTTTTCGATCAATGTATCTATTTTATTACAAAGTTGGGTGAGTGTCAAGACTTTTTCCTTCAACACCTCAACGTCAACTCTTAAGGATTCTTGTATTTCGTTTGCAGCCATTTTTAGTCGCTAGCCTTTTCATAGATTTGTTTTTGTTTTTGATACCATTCAATCCACGAATCAGTCTTAGCTGAACACTCATGATACAACGAATAATTTTGTGATACTGTCTTTGCTACATCACTTAATTTTGCTTCGGCTTCTATTTTTTTCAAAGATGAACATTTTTCTAGAATGTATTTATTTGCTTCTGGAAATCTGGCAACTATTGGAACAGGTTGTGTTGCACATCCAACAACAAACAATAATAAAAATAATGAAATCTTTTTCATTGCTTAAATCCTTCTGAAGAATCATTTAATGATTTAATAAACTCTTGTGGGATTTCACATTTAGAATCATATTTCACAACTTCTTTATCAATGTATTTCACAACTTCTTCACCACGTTCTTTGATGATCTGTTTCTTTGTTACAATTTTTTCTACTATCTTTATATTTTCTTTTATAGATTGAACTTCACTACTTGCTAATTTGACTTCTAGTTCTTTTACTTTTGCTTCCCAAATATCTCTTTCACTATTGATACCAATCATTAAACAACTAAAACATAAAATAAAAATACCAATAAATTTAATAACAATCTTATAAAGATTGTTTGGAATGAACAACGAAATTACAATTACAAGAATTCCAAGTAGAAAACTTAATTGTGAAACCCAGTTTGGTACATGCTCTAATAACCACATTATCATAATAATGCTCCGTCTTTATACCGATAGTTTTTGATTCTGAGTCATGAAGTTCTTTTTACGCATAACAGTCTTTGCGACTAAATCCAACTCTTGAGAGTTTCTGTCCCAATTCAAAACGAATGGCATATTGATATTTGTTCTCATATCATTAAGTACAGCTTCAGCATCTGGACCTAGCTTTGAAATTTTCTTTCCATACTTCTCATAAGACTTTCTAAAAAGATCAGTCAATTCATCTGGAGTGATTTGTTTGACATTTCTTGCATCATTTACACGATCCAAAAAGTGTCTTGTGAAATTAACATCTATGCCTACAGCTTTGAATAACTTGTCTGCATAGACTTCAATAGTTTTTAAATCTGCTTGAGTGATTTCTTTTGGCTTATTATCAAATTGCTCAGTAAACATTCCACTTTTACCATGACGTAAAAAGATCATTGATCCAGTCTTTTCATCTTGTAGAATGATTGGCTTCTTTGGATACTTTCTTCCAAAGTCTCTAATTGCATTACCAACATCATCTGAACCGACATACTTTTCATACTTTACGAATTTCTTTTTGCCCATTCTCGCATTGTTAAATCTTTGCTGATCAACAACGAATACATCATTTTGTGCAAATCTGCGCATCATTACTTTAGTTGGTCGAGGAGGATCGCCTTGTGTTCCAGCAATATTGCCACCACCAACATTATTTGCTGGTGCGTCTTCATTCTTTTCTTTTCCTTGACAATGCGCTCTTTGTGAAAACCCTTTTGGATTGTTGCAATCAATACTTCTTTTATATTTTTGCGACCACTTCTCATTTATAAGTTCTGATTTATTACAATAGTTCATAAAACGCTCTTCAAGATTTTCTTCAGTAAGATTCTTTTCTTCTTTTATAAGAAACAATGCTGCAGCGTATGATGCTAGTTTTGTTTTTCCAAATGGCAACACACCCAAAACCCTTTTAAGTTTCAACATCAATAAATCAAACTTAGTAAAAGACTCTTGCTCTTCTGCTGTTCTACGATCATACGCTTTCTTAATAAGATTGCCTTCAGCGTCAATTACGCCAGTCTTATATGCATCCCAGTTTTCGAATGGAGTTGTCAGTTGACGCAATACTCTATAAACAAGATATAAGTCTACTAAATTTGCCATCTCTAAATCTTCTTCTTTAGTTGATTGTATAAATTTAAATCTAAAACATCCATATTTTCCGGAGCATCATAATTTAGGTAAAGAAAAAACGCATTGATGATATCGTGATTCTTTTTTTGAATCTTGAATCTCAACATAGTTACAGTAGCTTCAACACCAAAAACATTTGAAAGAGAAATTATATGGTTTAATATCAATCTTTCTTTTAAGTCTTTTTTATCTGAGTATCTATTTACAAGTCTTTTAATGTATTTGATAGTTTGCAAATCATCAAGAAACTCTAAAATAGATACACAGTTTGGATTTACATAATTTTTTACTGCATATTCATCAAAATTATCATCAGTCAAAACAATCATAAATTAGAATGTGCTTAATGCAGCCCTCTTAGTGACACCTGCACTTGTTGTGACGTAAATATAGTTTGCGTCCCAAGTAATTGTTCCAACCTGCCAATTGACAGATGAACTTGCTGGTGTATTCGCTGTACGAATTCTAACTGAGTCTGCATTAATATCAAGCGCAGACGTTGGAGAATTTGTAAGAATTCCAATTCTATCAGTAGATGCTTTAACATAAAACATATTCTCTTGATTGTCTGATTTGATTTGTGTATCAGACGCAGCACCACTACTATTAATAACTACGCCTGTGCTAATAGTTACTGTGTTTGATGCAGTGAATGTGAAATTATTTGCGACTAATGTTGTATCACCAGTTGCAGTTAAAGCAATTGCATTTACGCTTACTGGTGATGTTGTTCCAAAAAAATCACCAATAGTAATTTTTTTGCTAATTGGGGATCCTAAAGGATCATCAATAATTAACAACAAGTCTTCTTTTGTTGGTACAGTCAATGCGGCTAACTGCGTTACCTTCTTATCTGCCATTCTTTTCTCCTAATGTAAACCCAATTGAATGGGAATGCTACTACCGGGACTCGGACCAAAATGGGTGATAGTTTTACCTATCACCCCATAAGATAAAGTTTTTATACTGTAATCAATAGTGCGTTTGCAGATGTTGTGTTTGCAGACTGACCAACTGAAGACATTGTGACGCGGAAGATCGCATTCGATAGTCCACCACCACCAGCAGCAATTGTATTGTTTGCAATTGTCAATGTTGCATTGGTTGTGTTTGTGTATGTACCAGTGTTTGTTAGATCCACGAATGCTGCATTTGCATTCGCTGCGCGCTGCCAACGGTAGTTGATTGTATTTCCAGTAGGCTGAATTGTTGCAACAATTGTAAACGATGCTGCCGAATTGTTGGCTGCCGAGTTTGCACTTGGTTGTGTAACAATAGTAATGAAACTGTCTGGGAATGTTGCATCGTCATCTGTATCATTGTAAATATTCGGGAATGCAACTAATGTCTCATACTTTTTACGAGAATTACCATGCATGTCGGTATATCGAATAACGTTTACCCAACCAGCATGTGTGTGTGAATCAGCTCTAGCTTCATTTGAATCGACACCAAATGTGTAGATTGTGTTTGCTAATTGTGAACTTTGAACTGTTGCACTATTAGCTGTTAACCATTTTGGTGTGTCTCTTCCATAAATAGTTGTAGCAACGTTAGCAGCTGTCCAAGCAGGTTCAAATGTCAATGATGTATTGCTTGCAATTGATAGAATTTTGCGGCTTGAGCCATTAATTAAAATTGTACTACCAACTTGAAGTTCTGTTGTAAAAACAGTTCCAGTTCCTGTTAAAATTGATGTATTAACTGTGTTATTTGCAAAAGCAGTTCCAGTTAATGTGAAAGTGTCTCTTTGTCCCCATAGTGCCATGGTGGTCTCCTTTTTAGTATCCTAGTTTTCTTAATTGCGAAATTGTATTCATACTATTTATATGGCGAACTCCAACACCACCTTTAGCAATCCACTCTTTAATGTTCTTTTCGTAATCGTCAATTAAAAGATTTGGTCTTCCATCTTCACTTACTGCATATTGTTGTTTATCTTCTCTTGGAACAAGAAGAATTTTTTCTACATGACCCAAATGTTTTCTAACCCATTCAATCTTTTCTGGCTTACATGTAATCATGCGCTTAGATGGAGTCGATAGAATATATGGATTATGTGGACGAATGAATCTCCAAAGTGTTAGTGCATCTGGCATAGGCTCTAGATTCGCCCAAAACTTTGGAACTTGTTTCATTGCTTCCCACTTAGCATTCTTTTCTTCTTCTGGAAAAGGTTTTAGTCCAGCAGCAGCTAACACTTTATTAGCACCACCGACGAAGTTAACCAAAACCTGATCCATGTCACAATAAATTTGAGGCAATTCATTCGTCATTTTAACTCTTCATCTCTGGATTAATTTCAATTGGCTCTTTCTTTCCAGTCAATTGATCGCCCTTTTCGACGTTTGCTTTGCTTGGAGTTTCTTCTTCTTTCTTCATCATTTTCTTTTTAGCTAAGTCTTTAACACGCTTCACAACTCTAGATGCTTCTGAAACAACTTCTTCATTAGCTGAAACATTTCCAACAGTTTTGATTTTAACTTTAGCATCAACACCTAAGTCTTTAAACGCTTTGTTGAATTTCTTCTCTAAAGGCTTTCCACCAGATTTGAATTCTGGAATCTTCTCTTCTTTTTTCATATTATCAGAACCAGTAGCAAGCCATTTAGCAACACCAGTTTTTGTCACTTGTCCCTTCATCAATTTTTTTGTTTCTTGATTGATTGGCTGACTTTCATCTGTCAATTGCTTTTCAGCTTTATTCAATTTTTGATTATACGAACGCTCTAAACTGTCTGATTTTGGACTACCATTTTGTTCTAATTGAACTTCTTCTTTCTTAACGTCATGTCCATATTTCTTTTTATACCAATCTGGCATACCATTCTTTTGACGGAAGTATCTAACTGTCGCAGCATCATTAGCTTGATCGCGATATTTGTTCTCTGCATTAGTATTGTGACCTTTCATTGCTTCTGCAGCTTTGTGTGCGTCTTTACCAATGTAAATTAATTCAGCATCACTCTTCTTGTGATAGTCATGGCCTTCTAATGGATGACGCTGTGATGGGCGTCCTTCATCCAATTGTGTTTCTTCATTAGTTTTTGATCTAACAATTCCGTTACCACCTTTTTCTTTTACCGATGATAAAAACTTATGTGCATCATCTTTTGATTTATAATGTGCAACTGCAATTTTTGGATCAGTTTTTTTCATTTTATACAAAACAGAATGTTGTTCTTCTTTAAGTTCAATTTCTTCTTTTTTCATGCCCATGCGATTGACACGATTCTTTGCAAGACCAGAAACAAACTTAATACCTGCGTCTGAAAGTGTTTGCAATTCTGGCTTACCCAACTTATCTAACATAGAAATAAGTTTCTTATAGTTATCGCTAGACGGATCAATTCTATCAATCTTAGAATACTCAGCTTTCATTCTACTAATTTGTGCTGAACTAATTCCTTCTTGCAATTTAACTTCTTCATCCATATCATCTGGATCACTTTCATCTTTTCCTTTTGCAGTCCATTTAACGGATGATTGCTTCTTTCCGTCAACTTTTCTTGCAATTTTATTCTTGTCATCAAACCATGTATATGAACCATCAGAATTTTGTTTAACACGATGACCCATATTCATGTGTGCTTTCATTGCTGCATCATTTTCATCTAAAGTCTCGGACTCAGCAACTTTCTTTTTCACTTCACCAGTCTTTGGATTTACATGATCGCCTTTGCTTACGCCAGACTTATAAACTTTTTCGCCAGTTGTTGGATGAACAAAATAGTCACCTCTCTTTGGATCATATCCAATAGATTTGACTTTGTATTGTTCGCCACCTTCTTCTAAATCTTGATCTTCATCCATATTTCCATTAGATGCAAGTCTTTCTTTACGTCTTTGTGCGGCAAAGTCCGCACCTTGTGGTTTCTTTTTATTGCGTAAAGCAGAAAGATCCTCACCATCAATCTTGCCATTCTTATTCTTGTCGATTTTCTTTTGCTTGTCGCTTAGTTCTTCAGACAATACACCTTTAACTGCGTCCAAAAGACCTTTAGGCAATCCCATTTTATCTGCTAGTGTTGACATTTTACTATCTCCTGTATTTTTTAATCTGAATTACTTATATTAAGGCTATACGAATAGTGATGGCGTTTCATACGCACCAGAAATATCGAAATGGCTTGTGTTTGATGTTGCGCCAACTGGTGTGTTGGCTTTCCACGCAAGGTCTGTTGTGCTACCGGAATAGTAAAATAACATTGTTGTATTTCCCGTTGTATCGAGATCCGTAATACCCGCTATATGGTATTTTGTATCTCCAGTTACCTGATGTAATGTTCCACCTCGTTGTGTCATCGTTGAGCTTGATGCAAAAGGCAATGTGCATTGAAATTGACTGTTTGCACCAAAATCTGTTGTGTTTGCAAAACTTACGTTCACTCTAAAGTGGACAATCGCACCTTGTTTGACATAACTTCCTGTTGATACTGTGCCAGATAATGTATTACCAGATACAGTTTTGAATTGTGGGTCAAATGATGAACTGATCGAAGAAATGCCAAAAGGTATGCCACCAGGCGTTGTGCCATTAGAAAGTCTCAGTGGCGTTGTGCCATCTACATCATAGAATACTTCACCAATTGTACCGATGTAAGTATTAGCCCGTGTGCCACCCATTTTGTCGGTGAATATTTTAAATGTTGAATTAGTTGTCATTGTATCTCTCTCGTATTACTCTCGTATTAACTATCTACTTTGGAACCAGCACGCCATTGATAGCATGACCAATAGTTTGCTTTCCACTTAGGACCTGGATTATCGCAACCATGTCTTGCTCTATAACTTGCTCTACGTTCAGGATCGTCACGTTTGATTTCCATATTAGGATCACCAAATCTAACAATCACAACATCACCATTTGGTCCCATAGTATAAACGCCAAACTTTTTATTTTCGCCTGGTGTTCTAAAAGGATCATTTAATTTAACAGTTTTACCTTGATAATCTGCTTCAACTAAAATATTTTCCCAATCTACAGTTTCGACAATCTCATCTTTACAATCACCACAACATGAAGTTTCTTCATCAAAAATCTTTTTCTTTCTTTGTGTAGTGATATCATTCAATGTATTCATCACACTATTTGCTGAATATTTAGCCGTAATGATATCTGGGCTTTGTCCTGGAGTTGCTCTTGCATAAGACATTCTTAGTGCATCTGTTCCCCATTCTAATGCTTCAGCGAATTTAGAGAACTCTTCATTCTTTTTTACTTTAGATGCTAAGTCACTATCCGCTCCACCCCAGGTACCTTGACCTTTTGTAATGAATGAATTAACTCTAGCAAATGCCCATTGCTGTGGTGTAGTTCCTGGACGATGACCACCTTGCCATGCAGCCATACCACGATTGTAGACTTGTTTCAATATGCTATATGAAATGCCAGACTTTTCAGCTTTCTTTTGAAGCCCCTCAATTTCTTCGATGATTGGTCTAAATTCTTCATATGCTGAACCATAATCACTTGCTGGTGCATCCATTGTGTATTGGTCAAGAACGGAATCATCGATTTCACCAGAATATTCTCCATCGTCATCTTCTTCGTCACCCATTTCAAAATTATCTTCAAATTGCAAATAGTCTGATGCAGTTGCAATGTAATCAGCAGCCTTTGTAATCTTTGAAAGAACCCACTGATCTGGTTCTTCGTCCATTTCATCAAGCATATCTAATAAATCGTTTGCATCTTCAATCATGTTTGCTAATTCGATTTGAGCCATTTCGATTCCATCCATTTCTGGAGAATCTTCGTAATTATCTTCATAATCATCCATAGACTCTTTAACTACTTTGAAATAGTCTTCAGCGTCTTTTTTACTCTTAAATGTTCTAGTCTCGCTTGATAGTTTTCCTGTCACTTTCCACTCAGTTCCATTTCCAGACTTTCCTGCTGGAGTAGAAATCTTTTCAATCTTTGGTGTAGACTTTGATGCTGGAGTAATATACTTTTTAAATTTATCATCAACAGATTCTTTTTGCAATTGCTTTCTTGTCATTCCAAATAGACTATCAGAAGATAGAACCATATCTAGAAGTGTAGATAGCAAATCATTTGTTGCAGACTTTTCTTGTGTGCTTAATTGATCGCCAGATTTTAGTTTCTCCATTGAACGCTTGAGAACAGATAACATCTTTGTGTCAGCTAATCCCATGCGAACTAATTGGTCTAGTCTTGATGATTCTTTTCTATCCATAGATTCACCATACATCTTTTTAAATTTAAGTGTGTGTTTTGATTGAGGCATTCCTTTTTCTCTCGCTTCTTTATCTCCTGGCGCATCTTCATAGCCAGACTTATCTGAATCTGATTTTGGTCCATTCTTTTCAAAATGAGCTGATCGTAATTCTTTTGTATTTTTATCTAGTCCAGCATAATATTTTTTAGGCTGAGTGCCTTCTTTACTTTTAATATCTGGATCTTGAGCAACTTCATTCAAATTAAAAGTTAGAGAAAATAACTCATCCATTGTGCTTTCTCTTTTCATCAATGCTTTTTGTTTTCTTTGCATTTCTTTTTGTCTTTCAGCACCAACTAATCTTGCTGCAAGTTTTTTAATTCCCGGCAACATCTTCTGTAGTCTTGTGTCTACGCTAATCTTTTCGCCTGTGCTTAATGATGCATAATTCTTCCCGCCAGTAATTCTAGCCCTAAACAATTTGTATGCATCTTTAACTGCACGACCTTTTAGGCGTTTAGGATCAGCAAATCGTTTCGCTTGAGCAAGTCTTGTTCTAAGTAAACGCTTCTGCATTCTCTTAAATCTTTGACCTCTTGCAAGTCTTTGTGAATAGCCCAAAATAGATTCGTTTTTCTCGTCTTCTTTTTTCTTTTGATCGTGAGAATTAATCATTGCTGTCAATCTCCTTTCTCTATCTTGTGCTGCAGCGTATGGCTTGTTTCGTTCTCTTTCTTTTTCAATTGCTCTCTGTATTTTTTGTGCAGCAGTTAGTTTAATCTTTGCTTCATCTAAGTCTTCTTTTACTACTTTCTTTGGATTATTACCTGGTCTCTTCACTTTGATTTGTCCCGATGAAAGACCAGTCTGAAACTTTTCCATGTGCTTCTTTGCTTCAGCACTAGAAAACATTGGTCCTAGATGTTTATGAAATTGTTCTAAATCACCCTTTTCTGCAGCAGTTCTCATTGCTGTTCCAGACATTCCATGCGATCTATCAGAGTCTTCTGGATGATGAATAGTGATAGAAGTCCATCTATTGTCTCCCATCTCTTTAATCTTACCAGCTTCTAATGATGCCTTTAGTCCTTGTGCAAAATCTTTTCTATCGTGTCCGACTAGAATGTGTAAATGCTTTTCACCAGTCTTAGGTAAAGCATTGTATGCATTAGCAATAGTTTCTCCACCAGACTTTACCAAATGCGTTTGTAGATTAGACTGCTTCCATTGTTTGGAAAGAATATCTTTTCTTTCTTCTCCAGAGTAAAGATCAGCTTTATTTGAAACGCCAATATGCTTTGCGCCAGGCAATTTCTTTAAAGCTGCACCAAGATCAAGTGCATGTCCCATGTGCGATATTGGAGAAAATCCAGTCAAAGGAATAACACTAGCGTGATGTACATCGTCTTTCTTTTCTAAAATAGGATTAAAACTTTCTTTTGCTAAACTAGTAGTAACCCATGGATCCATGATCACTAATGTTTTACCTCTTTGCATTACATTGCTATTATTAAAATCCATAATATCAATACTAAAATCTAATTTACGACCAGTCGATATAATCGATTTCATCGTTTCATAAAACTTTGCATATTTTTTATATTCTGGATTTAGTGGTTTATTCTGTTCAGCATCATCTACCATATCTAAAATCATATCATCATAATCTGGATCTAGTTCTTGCAATCGTTCCATTGCTATTTGTCGAAACTGTTCACCATCCATTTCAAATGTTGCATGATGCTGTCCCTGAACTTCTACAAATTTTGGTAGATGTGGATTGCTTTTATTCTTTTGACAATAATCATAAAATGCTAGAAAAGTATTGTCAGCAGTTTTAATGTCACCAGATTCTGGTACTAGTATTTTAATAACTGGTCCTGTCTTTTTAGCAAACACTTGTGCATCTGTTCCATCGCCAAGTTGGCCATAACCCAATTTGTGCATATGGGCGCGAATCAAATCGACATGTTTTTTATGATCAAATTCATTTAATGTGTTTTCAGCAACAGTATCTTTAACTCCAAGCTGCTTTCTTAAAAGTTCTAATGCTGGCTTGTTATTGATATGTTTATTTGTTTTAGTTACATCACCCTTAAACTTATCATAAATTGCTTGATGATGTGACTTAGGTATGTGCTTTTTAATTAGTTGTACAATACCTTGAAAAGAATGTAATTGTTTAGCATCAGCATTTGATCCAAACAATGTTTTTGTCATTTTTTCAATGCTATTTTCCCAAGCAGCGTCTTTATTTGTTCTTGATCCAACGCCATATAGGATTGAAAATTTGTGTTGATCTGTTCCAACAGCATTTAATAGTTGCTTATGATGTACGCCTTTGATACCAAGTTTTGTATCACTCCAATCGGCTGAATGTGCAAACTGATCAAACTCTGAAGGCTCATGGTCACTATATGCAGACTTCTCAAAATCTAGCTGATGATGTTCTCCACTATCATGGCGCATAATTGCATGATGTTCTGCACCACCACTCTTCATTCCAACGTATGTGTATTTGCCGAACTTTTGCCCAGGAGTTAAATGCTGTGCTATTGTTGGCATATGTTCTTGTGGAATCTTTACGTCAATGTCACCAGCTTCTTTTTTATGTGTAGTAAACTCAACATCAGAAATACTTTTGTTCATTAGACTTTTAGTCGAACCAGAATACGTTGTTCCAGTTGCTAATGCCTTTGCGTCTTTACCAAATAGATCTGCACCGTATGCTTTATTAAATGATTGATGCATTGCATGAAGCATATCATATGTATCTTTTTGAACTTGCGCTCTATTTTCTGGAGTGATTTTAATTGGAACAGCAGTCTCACCAGTCTTTAATTTGACATTGCCACCTTCATCTAATATTTCTTTAAACGACAACATTTTAATCTCTCTTTTTTAAATTTTTAGCAGCATCTGACGCTCTATATTCTCTAAATGTGTCACTTGTCACTTTAAATCTTGGTGCATGTGGATTTGCTTCAGAAGGATGAATAACAGCACCTTCTGTTCCAGATCCCCATTTTGGTTTAATATTCAATCCTTTTACATGCGAATCTACTTTATCCGACACTTTCTTTTTGATAACATCAAACTTAGCAAGTTCAAGTGCTTTTTCTTCTTTATTTGTTTTTGTTGTTCTAGCTTTGATTAATTCGTGATTCAATTTATCGAATTCTTTTCTTTCATGGCTTACATCAACATTACCTTTAGTGTGATCTACTTTATCATCATCGAAATTGATGTTTGCGTCTGATAAATTCTTTTTAAAATATTCAATATCAAGATTTTTATTCTCTGGTAATTTAGAATGAATTACGAATTTACCAACTTTACCCATGTGATGGGTAGCATAAGATGTTCCAACGAATTTAATTTCGCCTTCATGTTCACTTGGCTTTCCCCATGGCTTATAAAATGATTCACCTCTTACTTTAACTTCTTCGCCAGTTTTTTTATGCAAATCATTTAGATATTTTACTAATTTATGATTTGACTGCAATGTTCTATGAATGTGTGCAAATGCTTTTGCTGCTGTATAATCTGGTTCTTTTCCAGTTACTTCAGCTCTCTTTTTAACTCTATTTGAATAATCTTCTGGGTGACGCATTTTGTCATTTCCAGAACCTGTCGATTGTGTATAAAATCCTTGATCATCATAGCCAATCATCATTGATTGACCATCTGTCTTTTCTGTTGTAGTGTGAATGTGGACTTTATTGTCGTGAGTCAGATTTTGAAACTGCTCATGGTCCATTGTTGTAATGTGAGGTAAGCCTTGGCGAATAGATTCGGTAATTGTTTCCGATCTATCTTCTTTCAATAGTCCTGCTTTTTGAAGCCAAATTTTGCTTTTAAATTCTTTCAAGTACATATAGAGATTGCCTTAGCCTTATCTGTTGCAGGTTTACCTTAGTCTAACTGCGTTATGCTTTATTTATAATATTATTAAAGTTCGATTTTAATTAAACCCGTTCTTGTCGCCATTAGTTTTTGTGGATAGATACCTAATCTTACGCCATTATATCTTTTGTTTTTATATTCAAAACCGCGACCAGCCCTAAATGTTGCACCAAAAACTGGTAAAAAGTTTCCAGTAAAGTGACTTAAATTCCCAGATAATCCCATTCCACCATCAAATGTCAATTCTGTACTTTTACCACTAACAGTAAATTTTGCATGACCTTGGCCAATTGCTTGAACATGTTGTAATGAAAATGCTTTACCAAATTCTGGTCCATAGATTGATAGATTTGACAATCTAATATCTTTAAATGTACCCATAACTGGTGATGGTAATTGATCTTTATCGCCAAGAATATTAACAACATTACCTAAAAATTTTTGAACTAGAGGATGATTATAAATTTCTTCTCCAGCAAGTTCTGATAATCCACCATATTGCTGAAACGCTTCAGCTCCACCAGCTTTTTTATGTGACAAGTATATCGATCCTTTAACTAGAGGCGTTTTTATGTCTTTACATAGAATAATATCTGCTTTAGGATCTCCCCTTACTCCGCCTAGACGTTTTAGAGTTTTGTCAACTTTAATTGCATACGCAATATCTTTGTATATTGTGCTGTCGCCTTTTAATTTTATGTCAACTTTACCGCCACATTCTAAAATGTAATTATTGATTGCTTCGACAACTTCATCTTCGTATTGTGTGCTATTAGCATTCGTTGGTTTTCTAATTTTGTTGATTTCGATCATTCCTTCGACCGCACCAATTTTAACCTTAGCAAGTTTCAATCCAGAAATTTCATATAATTTTGTGTCTATAATCTTAAACTTTGTCTCTGCTTTTAATTGTTTTACTATGACAAGACCAGTTTTAGCTGTTTTATATAAGTTTCCAATTAAGCCTTTCTCAATTTCATACTCAATTTCTTTATATCTTTTATTGTCAGTAACGTACTTTGTGAAAGATAGTCTTCCGTCGGTTGCTTTGGATGCTAAGTGTGCCATGTCTTTATTCCGTCCAATAAAAAAAAGCCTGTATTTGATTACAGGCTTATTTATGTCTCGGGATTTAAAGTTATCGGCGCATTGATGCTTGGTCTTTTGCTTCATCGTCTGTAAAGATTGGAACTGCATTCGACTTATGCAACGTACCAATGCCAATCATTTTGTTGCCAGTATAGACTTTTCCATGAATTGGCTTTGTCGCAGCACCAACGCCAGAATCATAACTCTTTGCGTTATGTATTTCTCTATGAGGCAAAGGAGCAACTTCGTATTGTTTGGATTCTGCTTTGACTACAATCTTTTTTGGACTATACTTGTCGAGCAGTTTATTCCAATCAGCTTCAAGTTCTCTCTGCTTTGCATTAGGCTTGCGCCGCTTGGATTTCTGATGTGTATAGACTATCATTGTAGATCCGCAAGAACACCTTCATAATCTTCTGGATCCATAATGTATTCCAAAATAGTTTTAATTGACGCCTGCAATTGCAAACTATTATCGATGGGCAGATCTTTGTTCACTTCGAATAGATGAAGCAAATATGCGACTGTCAAATCTTTAACCGAATCTTCTGTAACTTCTAGATTAACGTTAATATTCATTCTGTTGTATCTCCATTTTGTGAAAGCATGTATTTACTAAGGGCTGCATCTGCTGCAGAAAAACTTGTGACGTTTAGAATTCCAAGTTCTACTTGTTTGGATATGATATACCACTTTGCGGTTTCAAGCAACTCCATAGCATATGAAATATCATCATCATCCATTTCAGCATGCCATTGTTGCATCACTTCATCACTTGCAAACAAAAGAAAATCCAAATTGTCTTGATCGTATTCTGACATTTCTTCGAATTTCATATAACTCCTTTGAATTAAACTGTAACTTGATAAGGAGCATTCCACTTACCAATGTTAACATGCACATAATATGCGGTATCAAAGTAATCGATTTGTGCATCACTATTGTTATAGTAATCAGCAGAGTAAAGAATTGGAATAATTTCTTCCAACGCTTGCTTTGCAGCACCAGAATAATGACTCTGATAGTGGTAAGTATTCACTTGCTCATAGTCGGTTTTATTAGGAACAAATCCGCGAGCAACCTGATAAAAGTCTTTCGAACAAGTCTCATTGGAGTTACCAATGAAATCAATTGGACCACTCTTGATGGTCAAGCAAATCGAGGAATGATTGTGCACCGACAAAGAACCTTTGATGCCATACTTTTTTAGAACAGGCTTTAGCTTGGCAGCAATCTTTGCTTTCTTTTCTTGGTTCATGTAAGCCATTTCAAATGTCTCCAGCAATAATGGTAATACGCTCAAGGATATCGGCTCGCAACAACTTGCGCCGCGCTTTTGGAACTTGATTAATAAGATTGTGCTGAACGTATGATCCTAGATAACCAAGAGCAAAAATTCGCGCATCGGTATCTGAAAGACCCTTTGACTTTTCACGTTTGACAATAACGTCAATCAACATCTCCATTTCAGTTTTCACTAACATTCCAATCACTCCCGAAAATTATCAAAACCGCGCTGAATTTCTGGATCACCAAGAACAGCCGCTTCGTAGGCCTCAATGTAATCATTGTAGAATGACAACACATCAGCAAGGTTTAACTTGAAAACCGCAGCAACGGCTTCTGGCGACCAACCACAATCAAACGCATCAGCAATATCTGTACAAGTAATCATCTCTGGACTCCGCTGTTTCTCTCTCACCACAAGATCCATTGTACGCTGGTTCTGGTCTGCTGTCAAGGCTTTTTTTTACAGAATTTCGAAGTGGTCATCGCCCTCGACGCGGTAGACGGGAACCTTCTTACCGTAGGCCATGATGAATCCCAATTCACCTTCTGCGTAAATTCCATGCGGACAGGTTTCGAAAGTCACTTCCCGCACAATTTCGCAACAACCCCACCGCCACGTCGGCAATTTCATCTTAAAGAAATTTGTATTGTCATGATGATGGACAACAATCGTGGCTTTGGTGGTTTTCATCATTTTAGCCGACCACTACAACGCGAGGGAAAGTTTTATTGTCACCAAACATTGTGCCCTGCATGGGAGCGGTGAAGTAGTCGGTTTTGAATTTCGTATCCTCCTCATCTTCCCAAACCCGCTTGATGAATTTCGCACGGAAGAGACCATCGCTCTGGATTCCGACAACTTCGCCAACCATGTAGCAGCTATCGATTCCGTTGAAATCGAAGGACATTACCTTATCGCCTACTTTCATTTTCAATTCCTCAATTACTTAGCTAGGGCGTCAACAAGAGCAGTCATCAGAAAGAGTGTCGCAACACCCACGAAACTCATTAGAAACAAGTCTAGGATTTTTTCTTCGATCTTACGCATTTTAAGCAGCCTTTGGAGCAAACAGTTTGCTCATTTCGATACACACAACGCGATAGGCGCGGACTTCTTCGTCAGTCATCTCTTCGCGGTTGCGTGGCACAGCCATGAATTCAAGGGTTTCGAGCAACCCAGGCAAGCACCAGGTTTCTTTGAATTCTTCAACAACGATCATAGCTTCTTTGAAATTCATTTTCTGTTCCTTTGTTTCTCTCTCACCACAAGATCTATTGTACTCTGATCGTGGAAAAAAGCAAGGACTTTTTTGGTGTCGCACAAATACAACGTTGTAAATTTACAACAGTTTTACGGCGCTATAGGAGCGTCTATAGGCGCCGTGTAGGGTAGTGTCGGTGGGTTAGTAAGAATCGCCTGGAGGCGCTTCCAGGCGGGTTCTAGAGGTGGGCGTTAAAGTCTCATACCTTAAGATTTGAAAAATCTCTTTTATTTTTCAATGACTTACCAATTGTGCTTTTATCAAAGATTGGAGTATCGTCTTCTTTATTGTCGTATTGACCGCTATCTGATATATTGTTTTGCGATGAATTAGGTGCATCATAAAGTTTCATCTTTGCTCTATCAACTCCAATTACAAATCTTTTATTTGTTGTTGGATCCGAATAACGATTCTTTAATTGCTTTACCATAATTTGATTCGCTTCTGCCAATTCTTCTGTTGAAATTAATGCAAACATTAAATCAGCAGTTGCAGGAAGACCAAAAGACTCTGATGTATCTTCCAATCCAACATCGGAATTAGAATATCCACTTCTTGTCGTTTGTGTAGCAGAAACAATTGGAACTCTGTTCTCTACAGCAAGACCACGCAATTCTTCTGCAATCGATTTGATGTATGTATACGAATTAACATTTGATCCATGTTTCATTCTTGATGATGCACAAATATTCAAATAGTCAATGTAGATAATATCGGGAATGAATTGTCGTTTCAATTTCAATTCGTTTAGCAGATGACTAAAGTTTGTTGCACTTGCACTTGCAGTCGGATACTCTTTGATGATTAGCTTGCCTTTAGTCTTTTCTTTCACTTCTTGAATTCGTTTTAGATATGTTGCTTTAGGCATTGCAACTAGATGATTCAATTCAATGTTAAGTAGATTAGCATCAATTCGTTCTGCAATTCTTTCTTCTGCCATCTCTAATGTAATGTACAGTACGTTCTTTCCCATTGTGAGATTAGCTGCTGCACAATGACACATAAAAAGACTTTTACCGACACCAGTGCCAGCAAGAACAATGTTTAATGATTTCTCTGCGAGACCGCCTTTTGTAATTCTATTGAGGTAGTCCAAGTCGAATGGGATTCGCTTTTCAACTCTATGGTAGAATTCGTAGCGTGTTTCAGCGTCATCAATAAAATCATGACCAATGTGATTATCAAAAGAAACGGATAGCGCATCTGCAAGTATTTTTGGAATTGAACCTTTATCTAATTTTTCGACTTTGTTTTTACTATCTAGGATTTGAATGCTTTGCATGATCCCATTGTAAATTGCTTTTTCTTGACAAAAAGTTTCTGTTGCATCAATCAACCATTTTGTGTCTGACGTATCATCACTAGTGCAAACTTCTGAGATTAATTCAATAGTTCTTTTATGATGATCGTCAGTCAGATTTACTTTGTTGTCAATTTCAATGCTCAATGCCTCTTTTGAAGGCATTGAGTTATATTTAACAACATAGTTTTTTATCTCTTCGAAAAGAATTTTCTCTGAGGAATCTTGGAAGTATTCGCTTTTAATGAAAGGTAAAGTTTTTCTTGTGTATTCCTCATCAGTCAACAGGTGTTTCAGTATTTTCTGCTCTAAGTTCATTTTTGTACCTTTTCTCAGCTGCGTTTATTGATTCCAACAAAAGATCATTTAGAATTGTTCCAACAACTTTTTCGAAGTTTTCATCACTCTTTAGATTTTTATATTCTTCTGGTAGAATATCATAATTGAAGCTGATTGTAAATGTTCCGTCAGGATTCTCTTCATCTCCAAAACTAATTTCTCCAAAGTTAAATTCTATATCAGCATACTCTCCAGTCAAAATTTTAATAGTAGCGACGGTATCTCTGTCTTTGTACTTAATGTCTGTTTCAGTTACTTGATAATCTTCATTCATTTTCATGTTCTTCTTCCTCAACTCTGTCTTCGTCAACAATAGATTCTTGACCATACAAAAATTCTTTCTTACATGCTTCGTCAATTAAATCAAGAATTTCTTTTGTGTAATACTTTTCAGGCTCATCATTAATTGATTTGCCAAAGACTTTGTTTCCGTTTGGCAATTCATATCGTGTAGATACTTTCTTAATGATGTTATACTTCTCAGCAATATCAAGTAGACCATAATAGCGATCCAGACCTTTGCTATAAGTTAATCGAATCTCTACTGCAGAATGCTCTTTGGTGAATCGACTCTTCTGCATTCTCGCTCTAATGATATTGCCTACAACTTCAGTACCATCTTTGTCTT